AGCAACTAATCAATACTTCCTAAAAAATAACCTTGAAAAAAAATGTTTTTGGTCGCCAAGTTCTGCCGTAAATAATTACAAGTATAAGAAGTTTAAGTTTTTAAAAGGTATGTTTAAAGACCTGAAAATGTACTTCAATATCATCAAATATGTTGGTCTTAAAAATTACATAAATCAAGTTTTAACATTCTGTAAGCAAAACGTTTAACAACAAAAAAAACTATGGAACATATACATAAAAAAGTTTGCGTAATTCTGCATTTATATTATGTAGATTTATGGGGTTATTTTCTGCCGTATCTTAAAAGGATTGATACTGATATTGATTTGTACGTTACGATTACAGACGGTCATTCGGGTCAATTTACAGACATACACGATGCTATAATGAGTGAGTTTCCACAAGCGTACATTTACTCCTTGCCTAACAGGGGAATGGACGTTGCTCCTTTTCTGTACGTTATGAATCAAATTTTTTTAAGCGGAAACACTTACGATGTAATTATTAAACTTCATAGCAAAAAGAGTTTGGCTCACAGTTACGAACTCGGAGAGCGTTGGCGAAATCAATTAACTGATGCCTTGTTAGGGTCTTTGCCTAAATTACAAAACAATTACCTATCTTGTACCAATACAAACTCAAAAATGGTAGGTAGTGCAATTTGGACTTTAAACCAAAGCGTTATAGGTTATGAGCAACAGTACTTCTCTCAACCAATTACTTTTACCGATTATGAATTTGTTGGTGGCACTATGTTTATGGTTGATTTTTTTACTGTAATGAATTGGTTTGTTTGCGAAAGAATTTTTGAAAGATTCTACGATAAATTTGAAGACGGCTACATAGGGGACGGCTCAATAGCGCATCACTTGGAAAGAGTTTTAGGGTGTTTAATAAAATTAAAGGGACATAACATTTTAAGAGCGTAAACTATGGATTTGGAAGAAAAAATTGCGGATTATACTAAAAAGAAAAAAGAAGCGCAAGGAGCGGTGGATTTTTACCAAATGCACCTTGACGCATTGTCAAAATTGACGCAACCGACAACCGATGAATTTTACTCAAATCTACCAAATGAAAAATATTATAGCGTGGAGTTTGAAAAAAAGAAGTACGAGTTTATTTTAGGTGGGGACGGAAGGAGTTCTGCTTGGAGCGAATGGAGAGAGGGTAATGTTTTGGTTGTAAAGGTTAAAGAGGGGTACTACATTACCAATGAATTAATAACCGTACTTACTAACTATGTAAAGGAAAAATACAAAGGGCAATACAGTCATTTGGAAACGCACTTTATGAATATAAAATTGTAAACTAATTCAAATAAAATGGCACAAGGAGTTCATAAAATCACAGAGGATTTCGAGAAAGAATTAGCAAGATATACAGGTGCGCCTTATGTTATTTGCGTAGATAATCAAAGCAACGGATTGTTCTTGGCTTTGCATTATTGGGTCGAAAAAAGAAAAAAAGAGCATTACAAGTCAAAAGACTTTAAATACATAGAGATTATAGATGTTCCGCAACGTACTTACCCGTCCGTGCCTTGCGAAGTAATTCACGCAGGGGCGCAGGTAAACTTCACAAAAGTAGAGGGAGAAACTATAAAGGGTGCTTATCAGTTAACACCAACTAACGTATGGGATTCTGCGCTACGCTTTACGGCTGATATGTACATACCTGAATCGATGATGTGTATTTCTTTTACAGGGGCTTACAAGCATTTTAAACTATCAAAAGGAGGTGCAATACTGTTGGACGATTTAGATGCCTACAATTGGCTAAAAAAAGCCCGTTTTAGCGGAAGAAGCGAATGTAGTTACCACGATGATAACTTTGACGATAATCCTGTAATCGGTTGGAACTTTTATATGATGCCTGAACTGTCTGCAAGGGGCTTATTGTTGATGAACCAATTTTATAATGCTGACGGAAGCAAAAAGCATAATAAGGATTTGGAATTGCCTTATCCTGATTTAAGCAAATTTAAGATTTGGAAGCAATGAAAAAGCACCTGATTGTATTCTTGGCTTATCAACATTTGGACATTGTAAGATGTAGTTTTGAAAGCATTAAAAATGTTGATGCTGACATATTTGTTGTCGAAAACAAGTCTGAAAACTCAACTTTGATTGCTGATTATTTTAAAGACCAAAATCAAATTGGCTACATACAGTTTCACGAAAACGTAGCAAATAGTTCTATGAACATTTTTATAGATGACTTTTGGGATTTGATTAATCAATACGAGTATGTTACATTCACAGACGGCGACCTTTTTGTTTATGATGCAAAAGGAATGTTTGAAGAGGTGTTCGATGCTTTTAAAGACCCGCAAGTTATTATTAGTAGTGCCGACTTATGGCAGGGCAACAATTATCAAAATGCAGAACGACTTGGGACTGATTGTTTTCTTCAGGAAATGAGTTCTAATCAAACCGAATTTGGAAGTATTCAGGGTCATACAGGAAACTTTTTCATAACGATAAAAAACCAAGACATCGGTATTGTAAAACAAGGCAGATTATATTTGGACAGTTACCTTGCCGAAGCAGTAAATTCAATGAGCAGAAGTTGGTTTAAGACTAATAGAAATAAAGTTTATCACTTGACTTGGGATTTATACTTCGAGGGAAACCCGTATTTTGAATTTAAAAAACAAGTGTTTGATAAAATATGGTTCAGAGAACATAAGTCGGGTTATGATATTCTAAAAAATAGTTTTTAAAATTTAAAAAAAATGGAAAACCAAGAACAACAAACACAGTCAGGCGGAGTAACTATCAATAACTTTTCCCAAATGAAGTTTTCTAAAAAAAACTTTGAAGAGTTAAAAAGACTTTGCGTTGAAAAACATCAAGAAATCAATTTGATTTACGGCGTGTACCAACAAAATACCTCTTTAATCGAAACCATAAACGATTTGAAAAAATCTTTGAGCAGAGAAGAAAAAAAGACAGAGTATTATCGTGAATTCGTTTCGGTGCTTTGCGCAAAAATAAAAGCCCTAAAACTAAACGTGAAGTTTTACAAAAAAAGAATTAAGTTAAACAGAAAATCAATAGATTGAAAATGGAAAATACGGAAAGCATAAAAGAAGATTTAAAGGTTGAAGAAACAAAAAACATTCAACAAGACGAACAGTCTGTAACAAGACAATTAGAGCCTGTTTTGATTGGAGCAGGTGGTTTTGCAAGAGAAATTAGAGGAGAAGTTAGACTGCAATATGGAAACGTGCTTAAAATGTATGTAGATGACCAATATTGGGTAGAGGGATTGTACAGGATTTCAGAGTTTGACCCGAAAACTCAAAGCGCACTAATTGCGGTAGGAAACCCTGCTGACAAGAAAAAGTTATTGGCTAAACTTCCTGAAAACACGGAGTTTTGGAACTATATTTCTCCCCGTGCTTATGTGAATAATTTAAGAATGGGTAAAGGTAATTTTATTTGCGCAGGAACTATAATCACGGTCAATGTAACGATTGGTAATCACGTTCACTTAAACTTACATACAACGGTTGGACACGATGCCGTGTTAGGCGATTTTGTGACTACTGCTCCTAATGTAAATATTAGCGGAAACGTAACGATTAAAGATGGGGTGTATTTGGGTACTGCTTCTTGCGTAAAAGAGAAGTTGACTATTTGCGAGGACGTTGTTTTAGGAATGAACGCAAGTGTCGTGAAAGACATTACCGAGAGCGGTACATACGTTGGTATTCCTGCTAAAAAAATTAAGTAATCAATGGTAATTGAGCAATTAAAAAATAAGGAAGTAAGACCCTGCAAAGATTATCAGTTGCGGGTTTTATTTCTTGACCCAAAGCCAATTTACGACAGGATTAAGGTTGACCATTTTGCAAGAGTACAAAGTGTTCCTATTGGCGATATGTTTCCTTTAAATGGAAATTTATGCGGTTGCGGTTGCGGTGCGGAAGTGACAGGAAGAAGAAGACGTTGGGCTACGGATAGTTGTAAATATTTCGCACAAGCGGTTTGGGCTATTATAAATGGTCATTCTGAAACAATATCAAGTTATCTAAAACTGTATCACGGAGTAGTTGCTTGTATTGAGTGCGGAATAACAGATTTTTACACAGAATATGCAAATGGGTTATCTGTAAGTTCCGTACATAAAGACCACATAGTTCCTGTTTTTAAAGGCGGGGGCGGTTGTTGGTTATCAAACTATCAATATTTATGCGATACCTGTCATAAACAAAAAACAAAAACTGATTTAAAAAAATAAAAATGGACTTAAAATTATCACAACTTTCATTGGATATGGTTCGGCAAATTGCCTCTGATGTTCCGACATTCCACCACCATTATCACATTCTTTACGACATAGCAAATACCTTTGGCGACAAGAAAATTAATTATGTAGAAATAGGTGCTTACGCAGGAGGCAGTTCTTGTTTATTGATGCAGAGATTAAACACTACTATTATCAGTATAGATTTAGGAGAGCCTATGCCAAAAGCGGTAGTTTTTGAGAACATAATTAATTATAAAAATAATAATAATTATTATAAATATATACAAGGAAATTCTCAATCAATCGAAACAAAAAATCAAGTTATAGAAACTTTGAGTAATTCAAGGATTTTAGGATATAGCAACAGGATTGATGTATTGTTTATTGACGGCGACCACTCTTTTAACGGAGTACTTGCCGACTTTTCTATGTATAGCGATTTAGTGAATATTGGAGGTTATGTAATTTTTGATGATTACAACGATAGTGTTTACAGTCCTGAAGTAAAACAAGCCGTAGATAGTTTGTTACCAAGCCTTTCTGATTACGAAATTATTGGTACTTTGGAAAATACTTTAGGTGCTTATCCGAGCGAACTAAAAGAGGGTAATTGTTTCATCATTAAAAGAATCAAATAATGACGTTAGGGGTTACAATACACACATACCAAAGGGCTGACGGTCAAACACCTCACTTGCTTATGAGGGCTATCCAATGTGTAGTAAGTCAGTCGTACCAAAACTATAAAATTTTTATAGTTGGGGATAAGTACGAAAATAATCAGGAGTTTGAAGATATTATAAATGAGTTTGTTGAAATCAAAGACAAAATAGTTTATGAAAACTTACATTTTGCCCACGAAAGGGATAAGTATTTAGGGGTAAATAATACCGCTCTTTGGAATTGCGGAGGTGCAAATGCTCTTAATCACGCTAATAACTTGGCAAAGGCTCACGGAGTAACAAAGGTTTGTCATTTAGACCACGATGACGTTTGGTTGCCAAATCATTTAGAGGTTATTGCTAAAGCAATTGCAGAGAAAAACAATCCCGCTTTTATCCATACATTAAGTCGGTATCTAAACAATCCTGTGTTTCCTGCAATGGTTGTTGACGGGCAGGTAGCAGAGCATTATCCGTCTTACTGTAATTTGATTCATAGTTCGGTTTATTACGATTTAGAGCAAATTCATTTGCCTTACAGGGATATGTATGAGGAAATGGGGGTTATATTTCCAAGTGACGGAGATATGTGGGAAAGAATAGCCGACAAATGCCGTGCAGAGAACTTAAAAAGTTATGTAATCAGGCAGGTTACTTGCATACACGAAAACGAAAACTATTAAAACGAAAATTATGAAACTATTTTTAGCAATTTACCTGTTGGGGTCTATCATTTCGCTTATAATGACGATTATCACTTTAACGTTAAATAAGAAGAGAGGAGAGGCTATTATTGACCACGCTAACGATAAATTATCCGAAAAGTTTGACTGTTACGAGAGAGTTAATTTTGTCAATCCTAATATTTATTGTGCAATTAACTTCATTATGTCTTGGGCGCAAGTGGCTATGTTTATTTACTCTTATTTGCCAAGTCGTTTTATTATAAAAATCTATTTTTACAGGATTATTTCTAAAATATTTATTTGGATTAGCGTCAAATCAAATGTAGTAGCACACGCAGTAGTTGAAAAGCATAATAATTTGATTAAAGAGTACAATAAAAAATACGGAATTAAGGAAGATTAAAACCTTTCGGAGTGTAGGTTATCCGATAATGATTGAATATGGAAAGAATGTTTACCGATACAGGTTTTGAAGTTACGCAATTAGTAAGCAACAAGAAAACAATTTTTGTTGAAACAAGAGAGGAAGCAAGGAAACTAACAGAGAGAGTAGGGTATTTTTACACCATACTTGACGTAAAGAAAAATATAATCGGGTTTGGAATCCCTAAATAATTTAAGATATGCAAAAGACACACACAATAATTTATGGAGCATCTGATGATTCGGTGCTAATTGAGGGTCAAATAGATAGTGAATATCAGAATTGGACACTTGCTCAAAGGGGTATTCCTTTTGAATGTTCGGACGAAACGAAAGGCAGAATAACTTATGACGGGGATTGGAAAATAACCATTGAAAAAGAGGGCAGTTTGTTTCAGGAATTAAGACCAAATGTAGGGGATAATGGTAAGCATACCGATTTGGCTTTTAAATGTACCCCGTATAGCGATGTCCTGATTTTTAAAGACGGAATTTTGTGGGTAAAAATGAATGGTAAAAAGGTTTAAATGCCTATATTTGTAATCAAGAAACTTTAACTAACAACAAAAAAATGGAAAATAACTTCTCAAAGATTCAATCCAAATATTTGTTTTATGCAAAATGGATTAATGATAATGCCGAAGAAAAGGCTATTGCAGTTATCTTATTAATAGATTATAAAAGCCAAACTTTTAGCATTACTCCCGAAAACACATCGAATGATAAATTTGCCTTTATTGGAGGTCATAAAGACACTACTACTATGTGGTATGCGGTTGCGGAGGCTATCGTCAAAGCAAATACTTTCGCCCGAAAAGAATTGGGTTTTGAATAAGAAATTTTATTAACACACTAAAAACAATAAAAATTATGAATGAAACTATTCACACAGTACCTAAATTAGAGATACTTCAAATAGCAATGGTCTGTCATCAGGCAAACAAAGCGTGGTGCGATGCGCACGGGGATTCAACACAAAAAAATTGGGACGAAGCGGAAAATTGGCAACGCCAAAGCGCAATTAATGGAGTGATATTTAGGATAGGAAACCCCGATAAAGGACACGATGCGCAACATAACTCTTGGTTAGATGAAAAAGTAAAAGACGGTTGGGTTTACGGCGAGGTTAAAGATGCCGAAGCCAAAACACACCCTTGTATAGTTCCTTTTGAAGAACTGCCTGAATTCCAAAAGAAAAAAGACGCTTTGTTTTGCGCTATTGTAGATGCCTTATCTCAAGGTAAAACTCTTGTTTTAGAAGATTTAAAAAAATAGAAAATGGCTAAACCACAAACAATAAAGAATCTACTTTTCTTTGGCGACTTTGGTTGCACAACAGGATTTGGTAATGTTTCAAAAGAACTTATCGATGAATGGTCAAAAGACAAAAACCTAAACATAGTTGTTTTTGCTATTAACAACTTTGCGGAAGTCCCGTATAATTACAAGGATAATGTAAAAGTTCTTCCTGCTATGACGTTATCCGAAAGCAAAAAAGACGTGTATTGCAGAATAGAGTTTTTAAAAGTGCTATATCAAAATAATTTTGATGTCTTGTTTTGTCTTAATGACATTGAGATATTTAATGAGATGGGAGAGCATATTTTAAACGTCAAAACGCAAAAGAAAAAGGAAAACAAGCCAAACTTCAAGTCTATGGTTTATTTTCCGATTGATAGCGAACCAAGACCTGTGGATTTGAAAATACTTTCTTTCTTTGACGAAATTATAACTTACACCGAATACGCAAAAAGCGTTTTGAAAAATCTAACGACAGAGGCTAATTTCAAAAAAATAAGAGTTATTCCTCACGGTTGTAATACGACAGATTTTTACCCCTTGACTGATGCTGAAAAACTTGAAGCCAAATTGGAGATTTTAGGCGAAGCGGGAGATGCTGAAACCTACTTATTTGGAACTATAAACAGAAACTCCGCAAGAAAGGATTTAGCGAGTTTGATTTTGGGTTTTGCAACTTTCAAACATAGTAATCAAGTAAATGCCGTGTTGTATCTACATTGCAATCCTTTAGACCCATCGGGCATTAATATTTTTAGATTGTGTGAAAGAGTCGGATTAAGGCTTGGCGTAGATGTACTCGTACCAAAAAATTATTCTGAAAACAAAGGGGTGGATAGCGTAGAGTTAAACAGAATCTACAATGCGTTTGATTGTTTTATTACCACTACTACCGCAGAGGGTTGGGGATTAACTATCACAGAGGCTATGGCTACTAAAACTTTGGTTATTTGCCCTAAACATACTTCTTTAACTGAAATCACAAATGACGGCGACCTTACACTAAACTTTATGTTTATGCAACCTGCCGTGTTTGTAAACGATTTTGAGAAGATTAGATTTGTCTGCAATCCAAGCGAGGTAAACACTCTTTTAGGAGTTGCATATAATCTTAAAAATGACGAACAGGAATTGCAAGATATGGTTACTGAAAAAGTTGAAAGAGCATATCAAAAAGTAAAAGGTATGTCTTGGGATAAAATCGCAAAGCAGTTCAAAGTTAAAATTGACAAATTGGCAAAATAAATAACTATGGCAAAGAGATTGAAAAGTTTAGACAAACATAACTCAACGACTTCTACTTTCCATTGGAATATGATGCCTCAAGAACCAATTCCAAACGGTATTGCTTGTCCGAAGTGTGGGGAAGAATTACTTGATACAAAACCAAACGAAATACTAACTTCTATGCCTCCGCAAAAAAACGTTAATTGCTCGAATAAAAAATGCGATTTTAGAGGTTATAGGGTCGCTTAAAAAATAAATCAAGAACCCGATTGCAAGGATAATTGCTACAAAAAAATATGGAAAATCAAACAGAAAGAGGATTGACCTTTGGAGAAAAAGCCGTTGGATTAACTTTCAATCCGTCAGGAGATGAAAAAGTGAATAAGGCAAAACAACTTATGGCGGACGCTTTAGATTTGCTACAACAAGCAGAGTTGGAAAAAAGCGATTATGGTAAAGTAACGCAAAGTTGGGAGGCAAATGTCTTCAGGACAAACGCTTTCAATAAAGTTGTAGATGCTCAAATGGCTTTGGTCAAGTACATTACTTGGAATAACTAAAACATAAGTCTTATACAAAATAAAGAAGCCACCCTGTCGAGAGTGGCTTTTTTTTCGCAGATTAGCAAAGGATTATCCTCTTTTGAATACCCCAACTTTCCAAGCAATAGCAACAACCCCTAAAAGGATTAAAGTATTGTGGACATTGTTTCCGCCAAGCCAATTTGGACTGCTGATGTCAAATGTTCCTTTCATAATTTTTTAAATTAATTATTAATAATTAGACACAAATGTAATTAATAATTTTTTACATTTACAAATTATTATCTCATTTATGCTTTAGTAATTAAAAAGTTACGAAAAAAAATCAAACTAACGACTATCCTAAATTATTATTATTTAAGATAAGATTTTGATAATTCGTTTCGGTTTATTATATTTGGCACTTAATCCTTAATGCAATGAAAGACAGTCATATAGATTATTCAGATTACTACGAAAATGGTGGAAAAGTAGATACCAAAATACCTTTAAGAATTAGAAAAGAAATTTATGATGCGGACGGCGAAAGACGCATCGATGAAAGAGCGATAGAGGTTTTAACAGACTACGCTGAAAATTTACCACAAACCAAAGACTTAAATACCAACTCAAGAACAGGAAGTTATTTTCCTGAAAGACAAAGGCTTCATCGGAAAATTATGGATTCTTTTAAAAAGGATTTGGTTTGTATTGAAAATGACGAACCAATCGCTATTCTTATGGGAGGTTCTCCTGCGAGTGGAAAAAGCACATTCTTGAGAAAATACGCCCCGTATTTGCTAAAAGAAGAAATTTTAAAAGTTGATGCTGACGAGATTAGAGCAAAACTTCCTGAATACAGAGGTTGGAACGCAACCCAAACACATCAAGAAACCAAAGATATTGTTAATACACTTTTGAGTGATAGAACTATTGGAATTCCTTGTAAGTACGATGTTATTTATGATGGAACTATGAATAGCACCAAGAGTTATTATCCGCTAATTGCCCTATTGAAAAAATTAGGGTACAAAATCTTTATCGTTTATATCGATAAGGTTGAAGAAGAAGTTATTAAAAAACGTGCTTTAGAAAGGTACAAAAAGAGTGGTCGCTTCGTCCCTATGGCGGTAATAGATGATTTCTTTACAAGGGGCAAAAGCGCACTTAACGAACTAAAAGACAAAGCGGACGGTTATATGATTGTTGACGGGTCAGGCGGAGATTACAAAGTAATTGAGCGTGGGGGAATGAGATTGCCTAAACGCCGTGCTTACTCGAAATTGGGAGTTCCTATTGCGCAGTTAGAGAAAGAAAGTAAAATGGAAAGTGGTGGGGCTACTGAAAGCAGAACGCCTGACTATTTAAGAATGTTTTTGGGGAAATAAAATGAAAAACTTCGCCTTTATATTGGTAATAGAAAACATAAAAAACCCAAACTTAATTTCAAGTGATGGGGTTAAAAACAAGTATAAAGGTGCTTACAAAAAGATTTTTGATATTTTAAATGAAGATTTTGTATTTGTTGAATTTGAAAGCGAAGACGAAGAGTTGATTGGAAACGATTTTTACTTGTATTTCAATCTCACTCCTGATTTAGAAAAATTACAACGAATAAGTAAAATTCCAAATGTGAAAATAATTAGTCAAAGATATGGGTTAGGCGGAAGAACGATAGCCCAAACTCCTGCTCCCAAGAAAGACCGTGTTTATGGAAGCGATTTGAACAAGAGTGATTCGTCAAAAGATTTGTCAAGCGCAAAACTAATCAAGTTTGACGAAAAGACGCTTGAGGCTATTAAAAATAAGGTTCGGGAGCATAATGAGGAACACCCTGATAAGAAAATAAACTTGTCAAGTGCTAAAGCGGTTGTTCGTAGAGGAATGGGGGCTTATTCTAAATCCCACAGACCGACTATCAAGGGCGGTAAACCGAACAGTAGAGTTGCTTGGGGATTAGCAAGATTAAACGCCTTTACATACAAAATTGTGAACGGCAAAAGTAAGTCGGGAAAATATAACCAAGACGATGATTTGATTGAGGAATTAGGTTTTAAAGTTGCTAATTATAAAAACGGCGGAGAAATGAAAAAAGACATACGTTGTATCAACTGCGGTTGGGAATGGAATAAAAAGGATTCCGAGTTATGGGATATGTATGTTTGTCACAAGTGCGGTTTTGACAACACAACTTTCTATACTTCTATTCCTGTTAATAATTATAGCAAGGGAGGTAAAGTAGAATCGAAAAACCCTGACTATTTAAGAATGTTTTTAGGAAAATAAAGATATGAGCAACAAGTTATTAGCACCTAACGGCAAACCAACCAACCTAAATGCTATGCAGTACGAATTAGTTCGTACCCCTGCGTTTAAAAAGTGGTTTGGGGATTGGGAAAACGACCCTGCTAATGCGAGTAAAGTTGTTGATGAAAATGGAGAGCCTTTGGTTGTTTATCACGGAACTAATAGCGATTTTACAAAATTCAGTTTAGAAAGAGTTGGTTCAAATGTTGATTACGGAATGTGGGGAAGTGGATTTTACTTTTCTCCCTTGAGGTCATTTAGCAAATATTACGGAAGTAAGATTTTAAAATTATTTTTGAATATTAGAAATCCGTTTGTTAGGAATCCAAATATTCAAGGAAGTACTGTTCAATTCAAGCCTGTATATGGTAAAGAAGCATCTCTTAATTTAAGAAATCAAATATTATCATATAACTATGATGGTGTTTTTCAATACGAATCGGGTCAAAAAAATCCGCTTATTCAAATTGTTGCGTTTCAGCCAAACCAAATAAAACTTGCTGACGGAACTAATAGGTTGTTTGATGCTAATTCAGACGACATTAGATTTGTAAAAGGAGGAAAAGTTAAAGGGGATTGTTATTTAGTTGCAGGTCAAATTGCAATGGAAATAAGAAGTAAAAAAATTGACTACAAAGGAACGCCTTATTTGGTTCACGCAGAAGTTAAGCATAGTACTTTAGACGGAGTTCGTTTTGGACACGCTTTTATTGAGGACGATGAAAACGTTTATGATTTTTCAAACAACAGAGAAATTATAATGCCAAAGCAATTATACTACTATTTTGGGGACATAAACCCAAAAGACAAAAAGAAGTATAGAAAATATACTTTCAAACAGGCAAGAGAAAAAATGTTAAGTACAGGCAATTATGGTTGTTGGGATATAGATGTTGAGTTTAATAGCGGAGGGGAAATAGTTAAGTCGTACAAAATGGAAATCCCCGATTATTTAAAAATGTTTTTAGGATTTTAGGTTATGGAAAATTTAGAAATTTGGAAAGACATATCCGAATATGAGGGACGCTATCAAGTATCTAATATTGGTAGAGTAAAGTCTGTTGCAAGAATAGTTGAAAGTAGAAAAGGTGTTTTCGGTAATAAAAAAGAGATTGTTTTAAAGCCAACTAAAACTAAAAAAGGATATTTAAGAATTAAACTATGTAAAGTTTTTTGCGAAAAATCTATTGAGAATAATTTTTACATACATACTTTAGTTGCTAAATCATTTTTAGAAAACCCTTTAAAAAAACCTCAAGTTAATCACATTAACGGAGTTAAAGACGATAATAGAATTGAGAATTTGGAGTGGGTTACGGGTTCTGAAAATGTAATACATTCTCTTAATAATAATTTAAAAATACCACAGAAAGGTTCTGAACACGGAATGTCAAAACTTACGGAAAAGGAGGTTTTAGAAATAAGAGCAATAGGGAGGTCAAAAACATTAAAAGAAGTTTCTTTAAAATACAATGTTGACCAATCTTTGATTAGTTCAATCTTGTTAAATAAAATTTGGAATCACGTTTAAAAAAACAATTTAAAATGCGAAAAGGCAAAATAAAATTAACTCAAAAAGAAGCAGAAAACACACCCGCAGGAGGTGTTGTTGTTGGTAAAAGAGATGGTCAAACAATGATTTATGATGACGCTTCTCTTGGAGGGTATTTTGTAGGTAAACTACATCGTGACGGGGGTATCAAAATGATTAATAAATCAACGGGACAACCTTTGGAAGTTCAAGGTTCGGAGGTCATTATTACCGCTCCTGCCGTAAACGACCCTACTAAAAAAGAGTTTGAGGGCAAGATGATGACTAATCGTGAAATACTTTCTAAAATTAATTCGGACGGTGGTGGCGTGTCTTTTGCGGACGGAGGCGATATTCCCGCTAAAATCCATACAACTGATTGCGAATACAAATTTGGCGGAAAGTTGGTTAAAGACACCGACATAGCGCACTCTTTAGGTATGAACTCTACCTTGAAAAAAGGAAAACAACAATTTTCTTCAGGAGATACAACTTATGACGTAGATGGTATTTATAATGCTATTAAAAAGGGCAAACTTCGCTTAAAAACTAAAGAGATTGAAACTTTCCCGATGAAGTACCCTGTGTATGACAAAAATTACGCAGAAAACCACAAAATTGATTTCAGAAAACCAAACGGGATTACTGTTCGCACAGAAAGTGGCGAAGAGGTTTTGATTGACGGTAATCATAGAATGAATGATGCCTACCTAAAGGGCAGAAAAACTATGAAAACTTATTACATCGAAGACCCAAAACAAATAGCCAAGTTTGCCAAAAAGAACAAATTTGAGTTAGGCGGGGAAAATAAAGTTGGCGGTCATTTATCAAAAAACAAATCATTGAAGCAAATTGCTGAAATGCACAATGTTTCTTTGGCTCACATTAACGAAGAACTTGCGAAAGGTTTGGAGGTAGAGAAAGAACATTTTTCTGATTTTAAAGAGCGCACAAGGGTTGCTAAAGACCATTTAGTAGAAAACCCTAACTATTACACTATTCTTGCTAAAGCAGGGCTTAAAATGGGTGGACGTGTTCAAAGACAAGAGTTGGTTGAGAAATCGAAAAAAGGCGATACCCCTGCAAGAGATTTGAATAATTACAATGACATTATGGATTTAGAAGCAGACGGAGCGGTAGGTGGAGATAGTGGTTTGGCTTTTGCTGATGGTGGACAGGTATCTGATTTGAAAATAGGAGATGTTCTTGAAATAGATTCAAATAGCAAGTATAGCGGACTGTCGTTGTATGTGCCGAGTGAAAACAACACTTATTTTTTTAACAACGGAACTCAATTAAAATTAGTTAAGTTAAATAGCGGGGGAGATGAAGATTATAAGTCTTTTAGTTTAGAACAAGCGGGAGAAAAAATAATTGTTTCAATCGCAAACATAAGTTTGCAAAAAATGATTAATGAAAAATCCTTAAAAAAGGTTTCTTTTGCTGATGGCGGAATAACGCCGTATGATGCTAATGAAGAGGGGGATTCAGTTGATATTGTTGAAGACGAATTCGCAAAAGGCGGGGTGGTTTATGATACCACAAAACCAAAAATTGAAAAAGTAACTATAAAAGAAACAAGGTTTGATGCGAGTTCTCCTGTTTATTCAGGTAGCCGACAAAACATCGTAGGTAAAATTGCTAACAATGTTTCTGAATTGCAACAAATTGTTTCTGACTACATAGGTTCAAGTCCTAAAGAAGAATACGATTGGATTAGTTTTTATGTGAATGATGCCTCAAGAGGTAAATATTATGTAGATTTAAACAAAGACAAGAAAAACACGGTAAAAAATGTAAACCCCGAAACGCTTAATTCTGTAAACTTTAAAAGAGTAATAGATGCTAAAGATTATTTAGTGAAAAACTACGATTGGACTGACTTTTTTGAGGGCGCAAGTAATATACCTGCTCGTAGAGGCAAAACTGTTGAAGGAGTTAACGTGGTTTACTTTGATGTTGACGGAAAAACACGTCTAATTCAAGATGTCAGAAATCCATTTCAACTTTATAATTTTTTAAAGAAGTTATATAATGACGGTAGTCGTTATGTAGAATTACAACCAAGCGGTTATGGAATTGTTAAACAATTCCCTAAAATTATTCCAATCACTAATTCTGCTTGGCAAGACATACTTTTTGTAAAACCTGAAAAAGAGGCGGTTGAAGCAATTATGAACACACTTGCTTTTGCTCTTTTCCCTAAATTAGATTTTTCTAAATTTAATAATAGGTCTAATATCCCTGCTTCAACTTCTGCTTACAAAGCAGACAAAGAGGTTCAGTCAGTTTTGATTAAATACGGAAAAGGCAACGAATATACCGCATTGAACGGGGAATCTCTTTTATCTATGATGCAAGATATTTGGAACTCAAATGGCAAAACAGTAAGAACGATTCAGATACAACCTAAAGGCAGGATAGCGCAGTTGTCTGTTTTAAAAATAATTGACTTGGTTGAAAAACCTTTTAATATTGAGTATGAAATTAATCCTGATAAAATTACACTTAATGAATTAAGAGATAAATTATCAAAAGGAGAAGAATGGTACAATGACTTGGATTGGACGAGTTTCTTTAAAGAAAACACTCCTGCCTCTTCAACTTCTGTTTCATCTCCAAAAAAAGAAAATGTTGTTCAATCAGTAAGGTTAAATTTTGAAAAACAAGACGGAACGCCATATAATAAGATAACGGCAAATTCGGGCAGAGAACTCTTTAAAGAACTTGAATATGCTGAAAATAATTGGTTGACTGCTGAAGATGATTTTTTCAGATTTCAGTTCATTGCTTATTATACGGATAGTAATGGCATTGGTAAATCTATGTCCGAACAATTTAATTTTGGAGATAAATTTTTTCTTCCAAGTAATTGGTCTTACGACAGTTTTAGAAGATTAGTCTATTATGATTGGTTTGGTAATAAGTTAGATTTTAGCGAGTTTTTCCATAAAACATACATTGCTTCGAGCGAAAGAGAAGTTAGCAAAGTTACGTTGACTTACGATACAGGTGTTTTACTTAAAGAAATTTGCTATAACGGGTCTGAATTGTTTGAGGCTTACAAATTAATTGAAGAAATGGCAGAGGGCGGTTCTTTGGAGGTTAATGTTACTTTAAGCGGAAAAGATAAAAGCGGACAATTTTTTGAAACTCAAGGTACTCCTCAAGAAGTTGGTCAGGGAGGTTTTGAGCCAAGTCAAATTTATTCTTTTGAGGAATTTGAAAAATATTTTAAAAGTTTGTATAGGCGGTTTGATTTTAATAATTTCTTTAGCGGAATTACAGTTCCCAATAGTAGTGGAAATTCTGCTCAATCAACCGTAAATAGTTCGCCAATAGCAAATGCCAATAAAATATTAGGTCAAGACTTATATAACTCTAAAATTTGGATTGGAAATGATTTAAAATTAAGAGATAAGGTTTTTGAAAAACTTGTGGATTTAGGATTTGTAATTGACCGCCAATATGACGGGGATTTTGACGTGGTTGTAACTATTGACGATTACAATTTCTATGTAAGTCAAGTTTCAAGAGAGGATTTTGAAAAAAACAAATTGTTAAAAGAAATATTTCCGTCAGATTTAGGGATTGATGTTCCTGCTTCTGCTAAAGGCAAACCAATAGTTGAAAAGTTATACACCGCTAATGGAGATGTTTTTTCTAATATCGAACAGGTTAGATATTTCCTCGATAACAGAACTGCTTTTGTTGATAAAGTGTTCTTTAACGTAAATTCTTTAAATAGTCAAGATGTTTTTAGGGTTGAACTAAACGATGTAAATAGTGATTATTACTATAACAAAAGTGCAGGTTTAGAGCCTAAATATAGAAAACTGCAAGATATATTTGAGTTGAATCCTGCTTTTAAAAATTATGATTGGGAGGAATTCTTTTCGTTTTTTTCAAATACACAAACGCCTACAACGTCAAGTAATCCTAATAACATAGAACCTTATGATGCTTACCGAATTACTCTTATTTGGAAAGATAATTCAGGAAAGGAAATTATAGACTCTATGGATATTTTTAATGGAGTTAGTGGAGCATTTTTCATATCTCGATTAAAAGAAATAGAAGAGCAGTCACAAGGTAAAGATGTAGAGGTTATAATAAGAGCATTTGCTAATGATGACGAGGGCAATCAATTTGAAAAAAATGATTATTTTACTATTGGAGAAATTTGGTTTAAGCCAAGCACAAGAACAAATGAGGAAATAAAATCAGTTGTTGAAGAATGGATTGACGGAGTTAATTTTGACAAGTATTTTGCAGATGTGATTCCTTTAAGCGGAAGCCAATCATCTGCTACTCAATACAAGCCTATCGACTTATCTCAAACTAAAATTTGGATTGGAGATAATAGAGATGTTAGCAAACAGATACAGGAAAGAGTGTTTGAACTTGGTTGGTCTTGGAAAAATTTAGCATTGCCTACAAGTCCAAATTATATGTTTCAACCTGCTCTTTATTTTCATAGCGACAAAGACATAAGTTACGGAGATGATAAGCAGTTGTTTGATAGCAATAAAGATTTCAAGGAAATTACTTTAGAAGACTTGTTTGCTAAAATCGAACCTGCACAAATCACACAAACGCCTACTGTAAGTGGTGTGTCAGGCTCGGTTAAGGAAATTAACAATTTGAAAGAAGCCGTTGATGTTTTAGAGGGAATCGCTTCACAAGCATCTCAAAAATACAATACCAAAAAATATGAGGAAAGTTTAGAGTTGTTAAAACAAGTAAAAGAGGAATACGCACTTGCTTTAAGTTTTACTCCTGAAAGTTCATTTATGTATGAGCGAATTGAGTTGATGAAGAAAATAACCGAAATCCAAAAGGAAATCACAAGGATTACCGAGTTGAAAAACGGCGGAGCGTACTATATTTTGTCCAAAGTAATTGAAAGATTGAACAGAGGGGAAAATTGGAAAGAACTTGGAAACGGCGAGATAATGGTTAATGAAGTTCCTCAACAAGAAATCGATACGGTTATTTATACCGAAAAATTCAAAAATTGGTTTGGAGATTGGGAACAAGCATTAATTACAAAAGAGTATGATTATGTGAGTAAAGCATTAACCGAAAGTGGAAAGCCTTGTGTGATGTATCACGGAGCGAAACGTATTAAATTCTCTTATCGACAAGTTAGCAACGGGGTTGTTTATTTGGCTGAAAACAGAAGTTATGCGGAATGGTTTAGCGCAAATGAAAGTCCTTATCAAAAGCAGGGGGATTATTTAACGCAATGTTTCGTAAATCTTAAAAATCCGATTGATTTAACTCCTTTTGGGGTAGAGGAAGTTGATTTAAGAGATATTATACAATACATTGATGCTTTATACCCACTTGCTAAAATCTATGATGTGTTGCCTCCAAATACGGCTATGGCAATTATGAATAATCAGTTGATTGGAAGAAACTTTAGGGCTTGGTACATAATTAGACAATTCCCTGAATTAAACAAGCACATAAGAGATAATACAACTTATGATGGATTTATTTATTATGAGAACAACCCAAGCGATATGATTAGGACTGAATCAGGGGAGTTTGTAGAGAACGTAACCAAAGCAACTGCCGTGTTTAATTCAAACCAAGTAAAATTGGTAGATGCGATGTTGTTTGACAGTTCTTTAGACGATTGGAGATTTGAAACAGGAGGAAAAGTAAATTAAAAAAAAATGGAACAAGAAAAACAGTTATTAGCGAGTTTATTAGCGTATAATCAAATTCCTTTTGGAGATTACAAAAATTATGTAACTACCGATAGAGCAGTTGATTTATTTGTTCAGGGGACACCTAAACAGGAAATTGACAAAATGTTCGTTTCGGCAGGTTTACCCGTACCAAAAGACGAATACCAAGCGTCACAAATATTTCAAAGAATTTATAATGAAATTTCTAACGTAGATAAAACTTCCTATTCGGGAACTTATCGTCAAGAGAAAGAGGAGGAACAACTACACAATCTATTAAATTCTTTACACGAAAACCCGCACACAATACAGGTGGGCGGAAGCGGAGTAAATATGCCTAATAGTGGAAATAGTTTCTCTAATATTTTAAATCAAATTGAAAGTGGCTTTGTTTCAGGTCAAGGTCAAGGTCAAGGACAAGGACAAGGTCAAGGTCAAGGTCAAGGTCAGGGACAAGGACAAGGTCAGGGTCAAGGTCAAGGACAAGGTCAGGGTCAAGGTCAAGGTCAGGGTCAAGGTCAAGGTCAAGGACAAGAACAGGGTCAGGGTCAAGGAGAAAGCGGAGGAGAAGAGGGAGGAGAAAGAGAGCAAGAGCAAGGTCAAGGGCAGGGTCAAAGTCAGCAGGAGCAAGAGCAAGAGCAACGGGAAAATGATTTAGAAAGAGAAATCAGACTTTGTAGTGAGCAGATTGCATCTTTGCAAATCACTTTAGCGGAACTTGAGGCTAAAAAGAAAAAAACACAAGCCGAACAAGACAATATTGAAAGTTTGGTAAAGCAAATAGCCGATTTAGAGAACCAAATTTATATAATGATGGGGGCTTTGAATAATACTGAAGTATTGCAGGTTAACGACCAACAAGACTACGAATTGCCTTTGTATATGTTTGCCAATGTCAATAAACAATTAGGCGATTTAAAGTTTCAAATAGCAAAAAAATCTAATGATATTGAAAATCCTTATTTGAACGAAGTTGAAGATAAAAAAAGACGCAACGATTTAATTATCGATGTGGTGCTAACTAACTTAAAATATTACACTTACCAAAAATTAAAAAACGAAAATAAATTGTTAGATTTGTACCTTACGGAAAAAGATTTAAAAGACCTTTTGATTAAATTCGGTAAAGGAAATTCAGTCGATAAAGTCGTTTTGAAAGTCAATGTGGCAGGTGCAGATGATTTAGTTATTGACAACGAAACAAGTATAGATTCTTTAGTTTATCAGTTGAACACAATTGAGAAAAACGTAGAAACTCTAAATAAAGATAAAAACATAGAACTTATTTTTACTGAAATGAAAAACGAATTACTAAATAAATTTATTATATAATGGAAGATAATACAAGAGAAATAGAAAAATACCAAAGAATCATCGACAACAACGACCCCGATAGTGTTGCGGTCAAAGTTGCGAAAGAACGGTTAGCCCAAATTCAACAACGTAAAAAAGTCGATGTTGACAAAGATTTTTCAGGAGTAGTTACTTCTATAAACACCTTAATCGATAAGGTTTACAATAGTAATGCGAGTTTGTCTAATAGAGATATTGACAATGCTATTAACGAAAGACTTAAAAAGTTCAAGATTAAAGAAACCAATCTTTCTCCTGAACTTCAAAAGTTAATTGGGGAAACGAAAACTATTGAGGTAAAAGTAAATAACGTAAAAACTTTTGGTGGTAAAACAGGCGAAGACCGAAGATTAATCGATGTTTTATTATCTGACTATGAGGCGCAAAACAACGTGTATTTGTACGGGGAGGCGGGAACAGGTAAAACTTTCGTAGCAGGTATTATTGCTGACAGAATTAACTACAAGTTGATTACCTTGAACTGTAACCAATATACTTCTCCTTTGGATATTTTAGGGGGACAAACAATTGACGGTTATCAAGAGGGTAGGTTGACCGAAGCGTGGGGGAATATCGATTTAGGATTAAATGCCAAAAATCAGCCTTACGAGGGTGCTTTATTGCTTTTGGACGAGTTGCCTAAAATCGACCCTAACACCGCAGGTTTATTGAATGACGCTTTAGCGAAAATCAAAGATGCCGTCAAAGTAGTTGAATTGGCTAACGGAAGCAAAATAGAAGTTCAACCTACAATATCAAACGGTAGAGGGCAAAGAATTTCAAGAGCAAAGATTTTCATTATTGCCACAGGTAACTCTTTGCTGAACGAAGCAAACAAAGACTACGAGGCGAATTTTAAACAGGACTTGTCGTTGCAAGACCGTTTTGCGGGAAGTTGTTACAGAATTACATACAACTACAAATTTGAGTATGAAAAAATAATGACAAACATATCTTCTGACAGTTTCCCTGACGGAACTATTATCGATATGACCTTTGCGTTTAACTTCTTGGCTCAATTGCGTATGAAAATTGTAGAGAAGAAATTGACAGGTATTGCTTTCGTTTCAACTCGTTTAATGATTGTAGCGAGAGATACTTTTATTGCTTACCTTGTGAACAGAGAGCAAACACCAAACGTTATACCAAGACCTAAAAAGTTAAGCGAGGTTGTTAAGTCGTTCTTGTCTTTGTTTTCACAACAACAAAAAGAAACAATTGAGCAGGAATTGTCGGCAGAATTTAAAGCGTTTTACGACACCTGTGACGTCAAAGATGTAACGCCTTTGGCGCAATTAAATACGGCGACTGACGAAGAAAAAGAAACTGCTAAACTGATTATTGAAGAAGCAGAAAAAAAATACGCTGACATTAGCGCAATTCCGTTATAAGATATGATAAATGCAACTCTTGCAAATAGATTAGAATTTTACTTCTACAATTCTCAAAGAGATTTGTTAAAAGAAGTTGAAGACTATTGGTTGAATAATCCAACAGAGGTGGATTCAATCAATAGTTATTCTACATCTGATAGAGATATTCGGAATTCTCCAAGTTTTTACGGCTACGACCCTAATAGCCCTAAAACTCTTGCGGAGCAGTTTTCTTATGACGAGATTAAAGCATTTAGCGATATGCCTTTGTTGGAAAGCACTTTAAATAGTTTTTCTGATATTAGAAAAAACTTGGACTTGGGAGGCGATTTTGATTCAGCAAGAATGAAGTTTACTTCCTTGCCTAAAGGGGTTTTTAATTTTGGCGTTGCCTCAAAAGGTTTGTACAGAAAAGTTGAGTATTATGACGAAGCAAACGATGTTGTAGTCGATAGCAACCTTGTTTTGCAAAGCGAAATAAATAATACCCCGTATTACATCTTTAAAGGAAACAGAGTTTATTTAAGAAAGCAACAAGAGGGTACTTCTTTGATTGAAAAATATTGCAAAGACGTAAAAGTTGAATATTCAGAGGTTCATAAATTGAGTTTGCCTTTTAAAGACGGTAAAATTTATAATGGTTGTGGATTTGAGGTAGATAAAGAAAAAGGTATTTACGCAAAATTGAAGTACGCTACCACTACCAAAAAAGTCTTTATGTATAGAGAGAAACTTGGTGGCGGAATTTCGCCTTACGTTGATTTATTCATAGTTGTAGGAGGTCTTGGAGATGTTGATACAGAGAATATGTTGGCTAAAAACTTACCGACATTTATCGTTGCTGACATTTTGGAAAAAGCGGGTGTTAAGGTTAGGATATATGGGGTTAGAGGGTATGATACACCTGAAAACACATTGGTTTTTTTACCTTTTGCTATAAAAGAGTACGGAGAAACGCTCGACTTTGGAAATCTTGCCTCTTTTACTTCTGACATACGTTTTTTCAGGGTAAATCTTTGGCGCAGTTTGGCTACTGTTAGAAGAATGGCTCAAAAGGCAAATGACCCAAATAGCACGAATTATCCTTACGGGTATGGTTCTACTTTATATGGGTTTAAAAACGGTCAGCGTGATGACTTATACGATGCTTTTCAAATGTTTAAAAATTGGGTTTTTAATCAAAAAGGCTCTGTAAGAAATACAACAAAAATTAACGACAAAGGATTAATGATTCTTGGTGGTTTAAGAAATTTGAGCAGTACCGATAGGTTGACAAGTACAAATCAAGCACAGACTTTTCAAAAAATAAAAGAAGAGGTTTATAGAATTTTGGATTATGTAGGTATGTTGTTGACTAACAACCCCTCAAAATTCATTCAAAATATTTACATCAGGGAGAAAGAAGACCCTAAATACGCAAATTTATCCGATGCTTATGTAAAGCAGGTAATTACAGGATATTTGTCAGGTTTAATAAGGGATAATCTTCAAATCGTTCCAAATTTAGGCGACCCAAGATTAAAGGTTTACGAAACGCCTACTGATGAAGTTTTAAGAATCAAAGAAAGAACAGACGACTTGATTAAGGCAATCGAAAAAACATTAAGGTAAGATGATAGAAGAAGTAACAAAGCGGAAAAAATATTACCAAGATTTTGGTAAACATAAAAACGTGTCTTTAAGTAAAGTTGAGGTGTTGAAGCACCCTGAAATTCCAAACACTTTTTTTATTCACGTCAATTACCATATTGGAGAGGGCGGTATTTACAAGGAAACAGAGATACTTGAAACATACATTCCTGAAAAGGGTTGGCAAAGTTTAGAAGACGGAATGACAAGGTTGGAATACGGTGCTTTTTTAGGCGATTTAAAGCCAACAGAAATTTAATTTTAAAAGGTAAGAGATGGAATTAATAATGGATTATAAAGAGGGTGGTTTAATATATGATTGGCGAGGCAATATGTACTTGGTTTCATTTAAGACCCTTTACAACTTGGTTTTGATAGAGTTTCAAAACGAAATTAAAAATGACAATCCGTATTCTCAATGGCAAGGTAATTTGCCTTTGTTCACTTGGAAAAATTATAATTTAACCAATTTGGACGATATTCGTGAACTAAATACAAAATTTGATGGTTCAGGTATGGTAACTGCCCCTGTGGGAGATTATAAAAAGGTTTATGGGGTTGAAATAGGTTCTGTTGTTGAGTTCGATTATAAGCAAATGATGTTGGTCGGACAAACAGACAGAAAGATTTTAAGTTTCACGCTAAAAAGACCTGTTTTATTTGATTTTAATAAGGTAAAAGAAAAATACATAGTATTTGATAGGTTGAACAAATTAAGCGATTTGCAGAGAGAATTTGATGCTAATTGGTCTGAATATCTAATAACTCCTTTTGCTTCAAAAGAAAACATTGATTGGACTGTTGTTAGAGATAGATTGCCTTTTGAAGAAGTTTTTACTAAATCGTTGATTATCGACACTTTTAAATATGCAACAACTTCGGACATAACTTTAGATGAATTTTATAGTGTAATTGACACTAAAAAGTTAAATCAGATTAAAGACGAAAGCATTAAAAATGAGATTGTAGAACTCATAAAACAAACTTTGGTTCTTGCAAAAGAAAACAACAGTATCGGTGTTAAGGCAGAACCTAAAAAGACTGTCGAACCAATAAATGTAGTTGATGATGAAAATGCGGGTAAAACTCTTTACAGGATAAATGTTGTTGTTTCAGCAATGGAAAAAGACGGCGGGACTAAATATCCTAAAATCTATGATGTTTATGCTGATAACGAAACGGAAGCATTAGAGAAAATAAGGCAGGATTTTAAAGACGATGAAGATTTTAGATTAGGCGATTTGTACTATGACTATGATGAAATTGTAGAAGTAATTCCTCCGACTAAAAAAGAGCCTGTTTTAGAAAAACCGATTGAAGAAACAGATAATCTTGATGATTTGTTGGCACTTTATCAAATTGAAGAAACCGAAAATCTTGACGACTTATTAAAACTATACGAATAATTAAAAATTAAAAATATGAACGCTACTTTATTAAAAAAATACGAAACGATTGACCAATCTAAAGTGTCTGAAAAAGACAAAAAAGTATTGGAGCAAGTGAAAAAACTTACCAATAGTTTCGAGGAAACCGATGAAGCAAAAAACAAAGTTGCTGAAAAGATATTAGACCAAATTACAATGCTTAATCCTGATGCCGTAAAAAAGCCACAGGTGGTTGCTCAAAAAGTAGCCAAAGCGAAGAAAGTTGCTAAAGCAAAAAAACCTGCCACTACGTCAACCGCTAAAGGTTCAGGAAACAACATTATGTCTGTTGCCAAAGAAATCCAAAAAGCAGGAGAGTCTTGGAAAGATGCTATGGAACGTGCCAAACAAGTTCTTAAAGAGCGTAGAGAAAAAGTTGTTGAACAAAAGAAAACAGAATTAGAAAAACTTTATGCTCTTGTTAAAACTAAAAAAGAGTTGCAGGGTTTTGCGAAATCTGATATTCAACGTGACGCAGTTCGTGATGCTAAACCGAGAGGAGCGAGAGTTGTAACAAAAGCAGGTAAAACTTATAATCAATACGGAGAGTGGGATAACAAGATTGGAAGAAAGTATTGGGAAACTCGTGACCGCCACTCTGACCGTTTAGCACCTAACTACCCAAAAGATATGCCTAAATTGGCAAGTGGGGGTGCGGTAAGCGATGCTCCTTTTTCCGTTGAGGTTTTTAAAACTAAATTGAGATTCGATAATCAACTTCCAAGTTCCTCAAAAGGCGACTTCCCAACATTTGCTAAAGCAAAAGAGTTTGCTATTGATATGATTGACAACGGTAATTACTACGCTTACATAAACAGTAAAAATGGTTACTTATGGGGGGTTGATTCTAAAGGTGTAGAGCAATTTGCTGACGGCGGAATGTTCAACACAAATGTTCATAGCGGTACTGCTTTTATGGATAATGCCTACTTCGCAGATGGCGGAGAATTAGATGATGAAATGCTTAAAAGCATATATTCTATAACTGAATTGACAAGTAAAAGGGAGCATAAGGCTTACATTGCTCTTCAAAATAAAAACAATAAATACGATATTATATTTGAGCCGTATGAGAAATACATAAACAATAGAGAGGATTATAAGGACTATAAAAAACTTTATCAAGCAGGAGTACGCCATTTAGACGGAACTCCTTATTATGATAACGGTGGTAATGTAGGTCAAAAGAAATACCAAGTACAATATAATGTTGGAAACGTTAAGTATTTGGTTAGTTTCCACGATGGTATTCAGAAACATAAAGACGGTAGTAATTTTTATGAAATTAGGACTTTTAATAACAAAAAAGACCTTGAGGATTTCTTAAACAAATTATCAAAACAGGGTTACAGAGAAATGGGTTATAATACTGCTTTTGATAATGGCGGAATGTTTGAAGCCCCTATCGCAAAAATGAAAGAGGTTAAAGGCAAAACTGTTAGTGTGCCTGTAAGTGAAGAAATATACAGTTCAGAGATTAACGAGTTCGTTAACTATGTAGATTCTTTTTATGGTAAAAAAGGAATTTACGCAGAAGATTTGAACGGTGGTTTTACAAAAGCGGAAATTAGAAAAGCGGTCAATAAATACATTGAAAACTTAAACTCTAATGGAACTTGGGGTGGTGGAGATTCTTTGGACAGAGAGCGTGTTAGACAGATATTGCAACCGTCATATAGTTTGTTAGAAAACGGAGGTGGAATTGATGGCGGAATGAACAAATTAACAATTCAGGACGTTTCTTTCGCAAACGGCGGTGGCGTTGGTAAAATGCCTGAATGGTCTGTATCTATTACAAGCGAAGATGGAGATACTTATGATTGGGTAGGTTTTGCTAAAAACGAAGACGATGCTTTATATAAAGCGGAACAAGAGGCGGGTTTTGAAAGCGTTGAATCGGGTATTAACGAAATTACCGATGCAGACGGTAATAAAATTGAATATGCAAACGGCGGTTCGCTTCCGTTTATGACAGACCCGAACTTTGGTAATTTCCAAGATACAGGTATGTTTGAGAGTGGTGGTAGTATGGCAAACTTAACCGAGCAAGAATTTTTGAAACAATACTTTGGCGTGAATGTATTTACTGAAAACCCGTCACAATACTTTGAAATTAAAAAAATGTCAAGTTCTAATGATGACAAAATAGATGCTTTTGTAAAAGAGTTAAAAGCGGACGGCTTTACTGTTAAGAAAAGAGCGTACTCTGATTTTACCTCTGTAATGGGTGTTAAAAAGAAAGGTTCTTACGAACTTGGCGGTGCGTTTGTGATGACTGATTTAGCAGGTCACACGGGAGGTTCTGACGGTTTGGGTAATCCAATGCCTTTAAGCGGTACTTCAGGGACTTATTACACGGGTCTTGTAGGAGAAACAGGTGCTATGTCAAGCGGAGAGTTGTTTGCAAGAGGTGGTGCAGTTGGAGATAATGTTTTAGGATTGAAAAAAGGAGATATTTATAAAATTATAGATACATTCCATACCGCAAGTTATGATACAACAATGTCAGTATTTACTTTTATAGACTACGAAGACAAATACGGCGAAATCGTATTAAAGTCTATACCTTTTCCTCCAAACCCAAAACGAAAAAATGATTTTATTTATGTTTCTGATGTTTCAAGTGACGGAATAAAAATTTTAAATGACGAAGAGATTGGTCAAGTAATTTCGAGAAAATATAAAAATTTCGTTCAAAATAATTACGAAGCAGGTGGAGTTATGGCTCAAAACCAACAAGTAATCAACGATGCTTCTCAACCTTATGTAATTACCGAAGCATTTGGAAATCCTGCTCAACAACTTGGTATGTTGGCTAAAGGAGGGTCAATAGAAAATCAATATGAGGGTAGAACTCCTGAAGATGTTTGGGATAATTGGACGGAAAAACAAAAAATACATTTTTTATTAGACCATATATCGAACAAAGAGATTGTTAAATCTTCTAATTTAGAAGAAATATGTAAATTAACAGGAAGCGAGTTAATGGATTTTGAAAATCGTAAAATTATTGATGGTATTAAAGTTGTAGATATTAGAAATGCTTTAGTCATTCACGTTAGAGAGGGTCAATACGCTAAAGGTGGTTCAATCCCTAATAATTATGAGGGAAGAGAACCTGAAGATATTTGGAATAATTGGGATTTATCACAAAAATTACATTTTTTAAGTGACCATACCGAAGAAGTTTATGGAAGAATATCAGTAAAAGGAGAAACAAATGATGAAATAAACGAGTTTTTCGGAAAATTGATTTATAAAAAATATGAGGACTTACCTCTAAACACAAAATTTGCTTTAGTTATGCACACAACTCGTGGTCAATACGCAAGTGGCGGTTCATTAGGCGAAGAGTTAATGGGAGGTCAATCTAACGCAACTTTAAAACCAAGTGGTTATCATTTAGTTTCTGCAAAAGGTAGAGAAATAATCGTTTCTGATGACGGAGGAAACTCTAAAGAGAGATGGGTTAAAAATAACGGATTTAGTGGTTATAGACTTGTTTACAAAGGAAACGACTATGAGTTTACAGATAGTTTTGAGGGAGGCGGAATGTTCGACCCAAACGTTTCTGACGGAACTCAATTTATGAATGGGGTTTATGCTAACGGCGGTTCGATTGAAGAGGGCGATAAAGTTACAATAACAACGAGTTCTTTAGGAAAAGACTATGTAGGTATGTCAGGAACTATAACTTCAAGAAAGTTGTTGAATGACAAATATTCTGTTAGATTATCAAATGGACTTGAAATGGCTTTTAGCAAAGACGAATTCAAACATAATTCTATAAATCCAAGATTTGCCAAAGGCGGATTTGTAGGAACAGTTGAATTTAATGCAGGAGATATTGTTTGGCAAAAAGACGAAAAACGATACGCTTTTGTAATGAATAATTACGGCGACCCTATTAACGGAAGTAGCGGAGAGATTAGACTTGACACAACAGGGAATACGCCTATTTTTACTTATAATAAAAATTTTACAAAGGAAACAGGTTACAACCTTGTTAAATTAGGAGAAAAAGGCGATACAGGAAAATTTACTCCTGAAGTTCTCGCTGAAATGAAAGAACAAGGAAAAAAGTATTTAGATTCTGCAAAAAGTAATAAAGGAAGCCAACAAAAAGAAAATATCGCTTACATCGAAAAAGTTGTAAGAAGAACTCTTGACGGAGAGTTTGACGATATGGTTAAACCAACTATCTCAAGTGAAACTACTTATGTTCCAAACGCAGACGTAAAGGAATTAAGTGTGGTTGTTAAGGGGGAATTGAAAAATTTAACGGGTTCTGATATTGTAAACGGAGTTTATATCAAAAATACAGGCAAATCTACTCCCAAAGCAGATGCCAATGCCGTGTTTGCTAAAATCCTTAAAGATGCTAAAGAAGCAAAGGTTGGAAAGTCTAAAAAATTCGATGCTACTGATTTGAAGAAAATAAATCTTGAAATGGTGCAAAAACTTGTTGAAGCAGGTTATACAGAACAACAAATAAGAAATATTATTTTCGGCTACGCTTTTGATAACGAAATTATTGCTGATAACGAACTTGAATACGATAATGGTATTTTTTCTTATGAAGAAAGTTATGTTGCTCAAAAAGTAGATGGTTTGGTTCAGGCTAAAAAAGAGAATGAGTTTGTATTAGGAATTGAATATCCTGATTTTGATTGGCAAGGTATTATTAAAAAATACAAAATATCTTCTAAACCAAAAGATTTGGTTCGCAAATTAAGAGCGGGAAGTTGGGGTCATACTGAATATTTCTACGAAGTGTTCGTAGGGGAAAATATTGTGTTAGGTCACAATTACGGATACAAAAATTTTGATGCTGACGGAAAAGTGAAAGACGACTATATTGAGAAAGGTAAAAAAGTTTCAGACCCTACTAAACAAAATGCTTGGCAAAAAGAAAGAGAGTATAGAGCAGGTTTTAATGGTGGTTATTGGTATATCGTTTCTTCAAAAATCGAGATTATCGATGATGTTTTGAAAACCTTACTTGCTCAAAAAGGAGGGTATTGCAAAGAAATATCGTTTTATGATGATAATTTTGCTGAAACATTAACTGAAAACAAAATTTCTTTTGCTGATGGTGGCGCAATCGGAATCGGTAAAAATGGATATGTAGCCTTTTACAAAGGAAAACGTATTGAAGTTTATGCTGACACTATGTATGAAGCACAAAAGACCGCTTCTCAACATTTTAAAGCACGAAAAGATTACGATGTAAACGTTGTATTGGCAGAGGTTGACGGTAAGCCTTATATTAACTCTACTATGTTTGCTGACGGTGGCTCTATGTCGGAAGACGTGTCGGAGTGTAAGAAACTTGTTTCTGCTTTCTGTAAAGAATTTGGAGATAAATTTGGTCTTAATGAAGAAGCGATTTTAGAAAAAGTTAAGTTTAGAGATTATCTTGGATATGGCGCAAGTGTTTTTGTTAGTCTTTCAGTTTCTTCAAATGTTACAGATTTAAAAGTAGGAGAAACAAGACCGACAGGAGGTTATATAATTTTTACAAGTGACATTAATCCAAATGGAGTTACAGGTAAAGACGATATAGCAAGAACTTACACTATTGATATTGAAATAAAAGGAAGTAAAAGATATACCCAAAGAAGAACGGAAGAGGGTAGATACTTTAAGTCTTACAATTACGGAAGAACAATTGAGGAGGCTATGGATAAAACCGATACTAAAATAATTTACGACCTATATCCTTTAGAGAAAAAAGATGATTTAAAATTTAAAATGAGTCATCTATTTGCTGACGGCGGAGGTGTTTCAGGAAAATTAGAAAGCGGTGTTTATAGAGTTGGTAAACCAACAAAAGTTTCGGCTAATTTGTACGAACAAAAAATTGCTGAAATTTTTGATAATGGAGATATTTCAACTGCAAGTGATTACGGAAGAAAGTTGGGCGATTTTAAATCTCAAAAATATCCAATAATTACCAAAGAGCAATTAGAGAATCAATACAAAATGGCTGACGGCGGAAGTACAGGTTCAGGTTTAGACCCTGTAAAAGTAAAAGTAGTTATGGCGGTAGGTCTTGATAGCGCAATTGAGTTCTATGATGCTGACTACCCAATCAGACCTTATCAGTTACTTGAAAGAGCAGTAAGAGCAGGTTATATTACTCTTGACGAAATAAACGAAAGAGTTGTTGATTCTGCTATGGAAACTGCTCAAGATAGCGAAGATATGGAGGAAGTCGGAAGTAGTGATTTTGGGGCTTATTTGCGTGATTTTTTAGACGAAGCAGGTTTTAAAGTTGGATATGTAAATGGTCGATTGACACGAGAGTATGCTAACGGCGGATTTATGAATGATGTTTATGCTAAAGGTGGTATATTTAATGACAATAACGCAAGTGTTTTTGGTTCTATTTTCCCGATTGGAACTGAATTTAAAAGCGGAATTTACAGAACAAATATTGGAATAATAGGTGTTACCGATGTAAAAAACATTAATGGGTACGATTGGCATATTGTAACAAAATTACCTTACTACGAGGGTGGTCTAACTACTTACGCTTATGCAGGTAAGTTTGTAAATGCAGGTAAATTACGTCCGCTTAATAACTACCATTATAAAAGCAAAGGCGACCCTATGATTAAATTATATAAGGATAAAAAAGAACCATTAAGAAATTCTGTAAAAAAGGTTGAAAAACAACATCTTTTGGCATTAGAAATTTTTAAAGAAAAAATGGAAAAAGGGGACTTTTCAGATAATAGTTTTGAAAATGATGTTTATGCTGACGGCGGATTTATGAATAATGTTTATGCTGACGGCGGTGGTGTTGATATGTTTTCAGAATTTGAATTAGACAAAAACGGAAATTTTTCTTCAACAATAAACGGTAAAAATTATGAAATAATTTACCGAGATGATAAAAGCCAATTGTATGACCTTTTTGAAAATGGAAAAAAAATAAGAAGCAGTAAATCTCTCCGTGATTTAATGAAATTTCAAAAATTTGCTGACGGCGGATTTATGAACGATGTTTATGCTGACGGTGGAGATTTAAGTGGTGTAGAACTGAATTTTACATTTGATACAGAGGGAGATGCTGAATATGAATATCCGCAAGAAGTTGAAAAAATTAGACTTTTGAGAGAAAGAATTAATTTTGATGAAGTTAGAGGTTCTATTGATTACGGAAAGACCAAAGACAATACTAATTTGGAGTTTTATAAAAACGGTAAATTGGTTATGACTTTGAAAGGAGATTACGATACCGCTTCTGAAATTTTAGATACTGATGTTGAAATTTTAGGTTCTAAACACAAAATTAACTACCACCCTTACGATGGTATGGGAGGTGTAGATTACTACGCTCTTAAAAGCCAATTAGAAAAAACGGTTTTTGCTGACGGCGGAAGTACCGAGCAAAATAATTGGTTAGAAAACCTACCTTATAAATTTGCTATTGATTTCGCTAATAAATTAGCAAAAAAAACACATAAAGACGTATTTGTTTACTACTATAAGCACGATGATTCTTATGCGATAGACACAAAACCTTTAACTAATGAAAGAAAACACTATGAGTTAAAAGAAATCGTAAAATATTCGGACGGCGGTTTTATGAATGATGTTTATGCTAAAGGTGGTTCAGCAGATAGTCTTTCTGTAAATAAAGCAAGTATTCTTTCTGCGACAAAAAAATGTACTGACGGAGATTCTGATAGAAGCACTTGTCAAAGCGGAAATTTTGAAGTAACTATGGTTTATGATTACGGTACATTAGATTTAGATTTTGTTTATTTGGACTATAATAATCCAAGATTTAATCCGTCTAAAGAGCATTACGCTTCTTATAGTTTTACAAAAGGAGGTAAAGGAGTTTTAACTGATTTTGACCAAACTGTATATACTAAACAAGGAAGAAGAACAGATGCGAAAACAATTATTTCAAAAACTATTGATGTGTTAAAATCTTTAGGCTATCCTGTTGATTTAATTGTAGATTCAGATGGAGAGGAAATACAAGATGCTAAATATGCTAACGGCGGAATTTTTGACGACAATGACGGGTTTATGAGAGCAGACAATAATAGAAATTTCAGATACCCTGAAATGGAAGTTTATGTAGAAACTTTTGAAGAACCGATTGATTTGACGAGCAATATTAGTGTTCAAACAAATGAGGTTGTTGTTAGACCTCTTGACGAAGACATCGATTTAAGCGATGATGGTAGAATAAGAGCAAGAATGACACAATCACATAGAGGTTCTGCTGAAAGTTTTTCTAAAATAAATCCAAGAGCATTTGAGTTTATTGGCGAAGAATTACCAATGCCTATATCTCACACACATAAAAACGATTAATTTAGAAATACTATGAAGTTATTTAATAAAACAATAGATAGACAATTATTTAGTCAATATTCACTTGGTAGCGACCTCTCTAAACAAGAGGTTGTTGTCAAGATATTTAATCCTCAAGGCGCAGGGACGTGGTTTATATTAAATTCCGACCCTGAAGACCCTGATTACCTTTGGGCTATTGTTGATTTGGGGTATGGTGCTGAAGTTGGTTCGGTTAGCCGTAGTGACCTTGAAAATTATCGTGGTCGATTTGGATTAGGCTTTGAGCGTGATTTGTCTTTTGACCCTATAAACGCATTAGAACTTTATCAAGGGCTTCTTAATGGAGAATATTATGCTGACGGCGGAAACCTTTCAAGAGATAGAAAATTCTTGAATCATAGACAGAAATACGAAGTTCGTTATTCAAAGGGTAAAAATCGAAAAGGTTATGGTTATGCTGACGGTGGGGATATTTCAAGCGAATTACAAGATTTGTTTTCTAAAATGAAAAACAGTTTAAGTAAAAAAGATTTTGATTCTTTTAATGAATTATCTAATCAAGTTCACGAAATATCTGATTCAAGGGGATTAAATGAAGAGGAGTACGATTTATGGGATTCTTTAAGAGAAGAAGAAAGAAACTTGCAAATGGAAAATTTTTTAAATAAATCTAAATATGCTGACGGTGGCGACATTGAAAGTTTTAGCGATAACCAACGTATGATTATGAATCAAAACGTTGAGGTAGAGCATCATCACGAGGAATTAGAGGATATTTTAGAAGACGAAGTAGAAGTACCTGCTTGGGTTGTCGCAAAAATGGAAACCGCAACACAAAACCTTTCAGACATTACTCATTACCTTGACGGACAAAAAGAGATAATGGAAGACCAATTAGAGGGAGATGATGACGATGATGACGATGATGACGATGATGATGAAATGACGGAAATCGAAAACAAAGAAGTTGTCGAACCAATAAATGTTTCTGCGGGAACAAAGGCAGAATTGACTAAAAAGTTTACTGATGATGCTTGGGGGAACTTGAGAGGTTTCTTGAAAGGTATGGAGGGAATTGACCTGCGTGACGATTATACGTTTGATTACAAGGACGAACAGTTTGAAGTTGAGCCAATCATTAACTCTGATGAAAATGGTGTTTCTAATGCCGTGTTTACGATTTTTGACGGGGACGGAGAAGAACAAGGAGAGATTAGTTATAGCCGTGAGGGTGGAAAACAAAAGTTTACTGCTAACTCTGATTATTTTGAGTGGAGAAATGCGAAGTTTGAAGACGGCGGGTATTTTGACGGAACTATCCCGAATGTTTCAACCTATATGAGTACTTATGCTGATGGTGGAGAAATAAATCTTTGGAAGAGCGAACCAAATAACAAACCTGAAAAATTAAAAACTTTTAAATCATTACGGGCTTTTAATGCGTATATGACTAAAAACGCTAAATCCTTTAGAGATGAACATTCTAAAAATGGTGCAGGATTTTATGGGTTTGAAGCAGATGCTACTCAACAAGAAGTTGAAAGAAGTTTAGAAAATTTATATACTTCTGAAAATCAATATGCTGACGGTGGATTTATGGCTAATGTTTACGCAAAAGGCGGAGAAATTGCCAAAGCAGAAATTCTTGGTTTGAGCAAAAACATAATGGGAACTACTGATATTGAAATGAAAATTTCAGGAATGAGAAAATCTCAAGACTTCATTGTTTACCCAATTAGCAAAGACGATACAGATAAAATTATTACTATTCAATCTTCTACGAGAATTGGTAAAATTGATTTAAGTTCAGGTCGTGGATTAATGAGCCAAAGCCATTCTAACGGTGCTTACTTTGTGCATTTCCAAATGGACAAACTTACTCCTTTTATGTTAAGTGAAAGTGATTTACAAGACCTAAAATCTCACATATTTAAAACTGCGGGAGATAATGTAGGTTCGAGAGGTATTGTTTCTGATAATTCAGGGGCTTCAAGAATATTTGCTGACGGAGGAGAAGTTACGCCAAAATTAAATATGGAAATAACAAAAAGAGCAGAAGAAATTTATGCTAAAAATGGCGGTAAAACAAAAAAAGACTTTGACATAGCGTATGATAAGGCAATAAAAGAATTTGGCTACGACCCTGAATATTTCAAAAAAGAAATGCGGGAAATTGGTTCAGAATATGGGTCTGAAGATGATGATTTTTACGCAAAAGGCGGAGAAGTTTATTCGCACAAACATAGTAAAGGTTGGGGCGAGGACATAACTATTGAGTTGTTACAACCTACGGCTAAAGGTTGGAAAGTTAAGCAAACCACTAAAAAAGGAAGAAAAACATCAACCAAAACTGCCTTTTTCAGTAAAGAAGAAATAAGCGAACTATTTGAAAAACAATATGCAAAAGGGGGAATTACTTACTACAAAAGCGAAAATGAACGTTTAAGCAGACCTAAAAGCGATATGGAGGAAGAGGTTTTTCAAAAAGTAAAAAACCAAATCAACCCTGAATTATTTGTTGGGAACTTTGGTTGGAAAACCCCGATGAACAAAACTACTTATGGGTATTTGTATTCGTTGGACGACTTCGACAAAGATTATGTGAAAGACGTAAAACTTAAACAGGGAGAGGTAATTTTTAGATACGTCACTCGTATTACGGCTATTGGCGGAATGATGCCTTTTATTAAGATAAACATTGAAAAAGGGCTTTTGTATTTTCCTGTTTCAAACGATAATGATGATATAATTTTTGAAACAAAAGGCGTGACTCCGTTGTGGATAAGTTTAATCGAGGATAGTTTCGCTAAAGGCGGAATTGTTGTTACTTCAATCAAAGATATACCGAATTTTGAGGAAAGGTTGAATCAAGGTAAAATAACTTATCGTGGATTAGGTTTGGGCAAATTATTTGATGATTTCTATGAATTAACAGGAACAACGGGAACAAGAATAAAAGTTGACGGAAAAGAATACTATATTACCGATGAAGAATTTAAAACTTTCTCAAGAGATGCTGACGGAAAATTGAGAGTCCGTTTTGATGCGCCTTATAGAAAAGGATATGCTAACGGTGGAGGGATAGGTTTTATTCCTATGGATTTAGAAGAAACTTTGCGTATTACGGCTAAATGGGGCGGAACTGACATCAAGGGTGTTATTGGTATTTTAAATGCTATGATTGATTCAGGTTTGACAGACGAAGATTTACAACCAAAACCAACAAAATCGGGTAGCGCATATCAAAACGCACTCGCAAAAAAGACAAAAGAAATTTGGGCTAAAATTGAGCCGAATTACAAAGGCGACTTCAAAGGCTATATGTATTATAGCACTATTCTTCACTTGGTTGAAAGGTCAACAACTTCTGATAATACTTTGAAGCGATTTAAACCTTTCAGAAAGTATCAAAAAGATTCTTATGCTGACGGTGGTTTTATGAATGATGTTTATGCTGACGGCGGACAAATCAGAGTTGGCGACAGATTTAAGTACGATTGGACTGACGGCAGAACAGGTGGTGTGAGAGGTTATGATGTTGTTGAGGTAATAAAAAGCAACGCCACAAGTAGCAGGGACTTCAAAACTAAAGTTATGGTTTTGAAAGTAATTGAAAGTTCAGACCCAAGCAACGTTGGACGAATAGATGAAGACCTTAAACCAAGTTTCAAAAAAGCAATTAGATTAGGTATGATAGTGCCGTTGCAAGAAAGAAGAAGAAAAATGGTTGACGAATTTTACGCTAAAGGAGGAATGTCAAAATTTGAGAAACTTTCTGCTAAAGTGGCTAAAGAGTACGAGGGTAAACCCGTAAAAAGCGAATATCAAGACGAATACGGTAAAGTTTATTCTAAAGCGGAGGCGCAAGAAGTGGGCGACAAAGTTGCAGGAAAAGTAAAGGCGATGCAAACTGATAAAAAATCATTTGGAGGCTTTTTTAGCGGGGCGAAAAAGTTGGTAACTCCGAGCAAAAATTACCCTAATTTAAGAGGCAAACAGGTTATGCTAAAGTCAGGTAAATATGTTCAGGTTTTTGAACAAATGGACAACAAAATAAGTATTGTAGAGTTGGGCAAAATAGGTTCAGGCGTAAGACCACATTATATTGACATTTCTGAAGTTGATATGGATTCTTTTAAAGCAGGAGGTAAAATTGCAAGGAAAAGAGTGAACGGCGGAACTGAAACCCTAAAAAGAGCAAATGAATTGGCTAAAAAAATCCGTAAAGACGGAGAAAGTTGGTTAGACGCTAAAAAAAGAGCGTTTGCGCAATTGAAAAAATAATATGAACAAGAAATTATTTTATACCGTAACCACATTGATTGGGATTACTATAATTTATTTTACAGTTAAGAAATTCTTCGGCAAAAAGGCGCAACCTGTTGGTAGCGTTCTTTTTGTTGGGGATTCTATTACTGCAATCGAACACGATGGAAAACCTGTTACCACTACATATCCAAACATCATAAAAAAAGAGTTAGAACCTAAAGGGGTCAAAGTTGATGTTGTGGCGCAGGGCGGTAAAAGAACTGATTGGATATTGGCTAATTTAATTGAAAAATTAAAAACTAACACTTACGACAGAGTTTATATCTACGGAGGGGTTAACGATATGTTTAGTGCGGTTTCCAAACAAAGAGCATTGCAAAACGTTCAGAAAATGGTTGATTTAATAAAAAGCAAGGGCGCAGAGCCGTTTGTAATTATTGGATATGATGCAGAAACTTTTATGGACAATGACAAGTTAAAACCAACAAGTTATGTTCCCACTAAAGCAGGAATGATAGAATTAAAAAAGAAATATGTTGATTACCAAAATTCGATAGCAGACACTATTAAGGGGGCTACTATTGTTGAAAAGTTCAACATACCAAGCAGTATGACCACCGATGCAATACACCCGACACCAAGAGGGCAAAAAATCATCGCAGAAAAACTTTTAGAAAACTTGAGTAAAAGCGTGTAAAACAAAAAGAATGTAATAATTATTTGCATATCTAATAATTTTTTATATTTGTAAATTAAATTAACTTTATTAAGTTCAAAACACTATGGAAACAATTAATGATTTATTAAGAGCGTTGGACAACAAAGTACCTGCTTCAATTGCTAAAAGATTAGACGGTTTAAGTAAACTGAATGATAAATTAGTATTAGCAAGACAGGAAAATAGTGAAAATCCAACAGAGGAATCGCAAGAGAAATTAGAACAGATTATTGAATTCATCTCGGACACCCAAGAGGATTTAAGAGAAGATTTGGCTGAACTTGTTGCTAAAAAAAGAGAGGCGGACGCAAAAGCCCGTCAAATTGCTAAAAACAAAGCAGATGCAGAGGCTAAAAAATTAGAGGAAGCAGAAGCCCTTAAAGCAAAGGAAAAAGAAGAATTAGAGCAGAAAGAATTATTGGAAAAACAAGCACTTGAGGCTACTCCAACAACTGACCCAAAAAAGAAGTCAGGAATTGGTTGGGGAGGTTTAGTTTTAGGAGGTGCGTTATTAATTCTTTCCGCAGGTGCAATAAACTATTTTGGAAAAAAACGATAAATGACAAAAGCGCAAAAAATTTTATTAGTAGTAGGCATTATAGGTGTTGGAATCGGAGGCTTTGTTCTCACGAAATACCTTACTCGTAACGTTAGAAAAATTCGAGGAGGAACTATTACGTTACAAACGTATGATACTCCTCCAAGTGAAGAACCTTTAAGCGAATAATTATGGGAAAGTACACGAAAATAGAGTTTAAAGTACCTGATGTTAATAGAAGTTTTGCGCAGGGAAGTTATAAATATTCAAACCAAAGTGTGATTACGGCAAATACTGCTTTATTAAAAAAAATAGTCAGCACCTATTCACGCCAAATAAACACTTGGGGAGAAGAATTTGAAATTGATAATTCTATAATTGCGAGTTTTATTGCAACCGAAAGCGGAGGCAAAAACTCTCCTCCAAATAAATTCGATGCAACAGGTCTTATGCAAGTTACCCCAAATGCAGTTTGGGAAACTATTGCTAAATGGAGAGTAATGGTAGATTCTCCGTTATCCGAAAAAGCAAAATCTTTTTTCAACAAAGTTATTCCGTCAAGCAAAAATTATAGTCCAAATAAATTGCCAACTTCTGCTATTAGAAGTGAAATACTTTTGGCATTACAAAAAAATCCTGAATTTAATATCGCAATAGGTACTGCGCTTTTAAGATGGCTTTTAGAAGCATTTAAAGACGGAAACACTACTCACTTAAATAAAGTAATGGTTTCTTATAACGCAGGTTACTACTCTATGAGAAATAAAGTCAAAGGCAAATTGACTACGGCAGAATTGCTTAACAACAAGTCAATTCCTTTTGAAAGCAGAGCGTATCTTTTAAAGATGTTAGGTATAAATGGATTTTTAGATTTGTGGTTTAAGAGTAATATAAACGTTTAAAATTAAAAATATGAAAAAAGAGTATGTTATTGGAGGTTTGGCATTAGTAGGCGTTATTGCCTTGTTTGCTTGGTACAGTAAGCCGAAAAAGAACAAAGAGGGGTTTTATAGCGCAAGTGGTTGCGGTTGTGGAGCAAAATAATCATTAAAATCGAATAAAATGAAAAAAGAGTATATCATCGGAGGTTTAGCATTAGTTGGCATTATTGCCTTGTTTGCTTTTTATACAAAACCAAAAAAGAACAAAGACGGGTTTTATAGCGCAAGTGGTTGCGGTTATGGAGCAAAATAATGGCTTATAAAATTTTACCATATTCAAAAGCACAGGCGAACAAGTTGGGGGTTGAAATAAAACCCTCAACGAATTCGCTAAAAAAAATTGATGTTTTTAAGAATGGTAAAAAAGTCGCTACAATAGGGGCTTTGGGTATGAATGATTATCCAACCTATTTAGAGAAAGAAAAAAAAGGATATTTCCCAAAAGGGTATGCCAAAGAAAGACGCAGGTTGTATAAACAACGCCACGAAAAAGACCGTCATAAAAGAGGGACAAATGGTTGGTATGCAGACAAAATATTGTGGTAAATGGCTTTAATATACGAAGATAAAGTACCCGCTTCTTATAGAAGTGGTTTTGTAAAAAAAGTATCTGAAATTTCAGATAAGATAGGTATTAACCCTAATTGGTTAATGGCTATTATGTATTTTGAAAGCGCAAGAACGTTTAGTCCGTCAAAAGGCAATGATATTGGTTGTTACGGTCTTATTCAGTTTTGTCCTGATAGGGGTAAAAATTACAAAACTGTCAACGGTAAGCGATACTTAATGTCGGATATTGCTAAAATGGATTATTCCGAGCAATTAGACTTGGTTTACGAATATTACAAGCCATATACAGGAAAACTAAAAAGTTACACCGATACATATTTTGTAACATTTTTTCCTTTGGCTATCGGTAAGCCTGATGATTGGATTATTCAGGGCGGAGGTTTTACCGCAAGACAAATATACAATTCAAACCCTGCTTTTCATCAAGTAAAAGATGGTAAAATTAGGGTTTGGGAAGTAAAGAAAAAGATATTAGAAAAACTACCAAGCGAATGGGTTAATGAGGGGAGCGTTGGTTTAGCGGTTAAAGCATACAAAAATTATATTGCAGTTGGTATTTTGTCAATTGTAGCGGGGTTAACATTATTTTATTACACTTATGATAGACGCAGTAAATAATAGTCAAGGTGCATCTAAAAATGGTCAAATTGACGAAAAAATACAAAAGGACGTAAATAAACAAATCCATCAACACTTATCTACAATTTTTGTAGTAGTAGGTATTGTTTCTTTTACATTAGGTGCTATCGTAAATTGGTACACAATCAAAAGGATTAAAGCAGGTAAGTCGTAATGAAAATATTCGGACAGGTTTTAGATGTAGACGGTTTGCCAATGAGTTTGGCTAACATAACTATTACAACAGGGGATAAAGCAGGAAAATTTGGCGATGAAGCCGACTTGGACGGTAACTTTGTGATAGACGATGCTTCTATTACTCCTGATTCTGAATTTAAAATTTCATACATTGGATATGTCCCTCAATTTTTCAAAGCGAGTGAACTTCAAGGTAAAAAAATAAAACTAAAGGAGGATATATTTGCTCTTGACGAAGTAATAATTACTTCGGGCGGAGGTAAGCCTAAAGGCAATTATCCTCAAGTAGTCGCCTCTAAAAAGAACAAATTCGTTCAGCACTTACAAGACCATAAATTTATTTATGCAGGATTAGGTGGTTTAGCAGGTATATTGCTAATTGTTAGAGCGTTAAAAAAATAAAAATTTATGGAAAAATATAAATTAAAAGAAGATATAGTTTGGGGTGTTTTACAAAATGGCGAACCAAATATAATTTTCAAAAAAGGAGATGTAATACAAGGCGTAGAAATCGAAAAATTTATTTTTAATAAAATTACTAAAGGAGTTGAGTCAAAACCTACTGTTACAAGCGCAAAAGTAGAAACATCAGATGGTTTAGCCTTTGTTCCGTTATCAAGTATTGAAAAAATAACTGATACTTCAATCGCAGACGTTCCACCGCAAACATTTTTACAAAAAAATAAAACCAATTTACTAATAATAGGAGTATTGGTTTTAGGATATTTAGCATATAAAAAATTTAATAAATAAAATATTATGGAAGCAGAAGTGGCAGTAGCACCCGTAGCACCCGCACCCGTAGCACCCGCACCCGTAGCACCCGCACCCGTAGCACCGACATCAGGTGGAGGCGGAGATGACGTGTTTGAAAGTATGGGGTCACAAAAACCAATGGATTTAAAAAGTTTGCTTGTGTTCGGGCTTTTGATTGCATTTTCAATATATGGAATTACATATTATAGAAAGGCAATTGCCAAACTGAATGACGACAAAAAGCCAAACGAAGATTTCCTTAATTTGGTAGATGACGTAGAGGAAGTGAAATACAATGTTAAAAAAGCATTGGGGAAAAGATACTCAACAACTTAATAAGTAGTTATGGCAACTGAATCAAATAACGGCAAAGCAGTTTTGTTAGCAGTCCCTTTGGGATTTGCCATCTACTCTTATTCCAAAGGTTTTAGCATCGGCAAAGGAATATTAGTAACTGTTTTGGGAAGTTTAGCAGTAGGCGTTGCGTTAGGTGTAACAACTGTTGTTTACGGCACTTATAAAATTGCCAATAAAGATTATACAAAATAAACCAAGAAATAACAACAAAGGACTATGGAAAAGAGCAAAGGGTTAGGCGATACCGTAGCAAAAATTACTAAATTTACAGGAATTAAAATGATTGTAGATGCGGTAACAGAAGATTGTGGTTGCGAAGCAAGACAAGAGTGGTTAAACGGCAAAGTGCCTTATGACGGAAAGAACGTTCAGAGAATTTTGAAGTTATTTAAAAAATAAAAACTTTTAAAAAAGTGAAAATAAACGAAGTTAGGACAGAAACAATACAAGAATTTCAAAAAAGCCAAGCGATTAGAATTATTGATGTTTTTGTTATCGCTCCAATTTGCGTTTATGCAGGATTAAAAGGTAAAACTCTGCCAAAACTAATACAATACAGTTTGATTATTATTGGCATTTCTACTTTTTATTACAATGGGAAAAACTATTTAAAAAACAAAAAAAAATAAAAATAGAAATTATGGCAAAAAAATTAAACGGGTATTTCAAGGCAATGTTGGAAGCCAAAAAGAGTAATAAGGCATCATTTACCTACAACGGTAAAACGTATGTAGCATTAAAAACCAAAACAGGTATGACTGTTTACAAAGCAAAATAATTATGAAGACAAGAGATTTAGTATTAGTAGGAGCAGGATTGTTAGTAGGCTACCTTTTAGTGGGGTATTTGAATAAATCAAAAGACAACGCTCAAGGAACAATGGGTTCATCAGATTCAACAGTTGACCAAGCAAAAATTGACGCTTGTAATAAACAAGTAGCGGATTTTATGGCTACTGCTAAATTTGGGGCAGGTGCAGATTTAGACGCAATTAGAAAAGAGCAGTTTGATGCTTGTATGGCGAAAACCGCTTAATTAAAAAAAAATATGAACAATAGAGAGGTAATTTTATTTGGAGTTGGTTTTTTAGTCGGGTATATGGTTATAAGAGCAACAAAAAACAATGTTGTTCTTAATCCTGCAACTCAAAGTCTTCCGAACACTTATGCTGAAACAATTCCACCTGCAACGGCAGGGACGGTGGCAGGTACTACTCAAATTCAAGAACCTGAAATTGTGGAAACATTAGAAGACCCTAAAATCGCAGATTGTAAAGAAAAATGGATTAAATTCGCAGAAACAAGAAAATTTGCTTCTGCGGAACAAGAACAAGCGACATACGATAACTTTATGACAAGTTGCGTAGCGCAATCTTAAAAAAACGTATATGGAGTTTAATGATTTGACATACGGAAATCCTACTCACGACCAATTACAGTTCGTCAAAGAGGCTTGTTTGGTCGATAATCTATTTGAAACTTTTAAGGATTCGGTTATACCTAAAAATGATTCGGAATTAGTTAAAGAAGAACTTAACGAAATTGCTGACTGTTTAGCGGTTATTTCTCAACCTGAAAACCAAAATTACCTCAAAAGATATTTGGCTTACGACAGGAATTTAATTCAAGCGTTGTCAAGTATTTTTAAGCAAAAAGATATTGAGGTTGAGGAACTAATCACGGAGGTTGTAAAGGATATTCAGAATTTGATTTACAAATTAAAGTTTCACTTTCAAAGACCAAGACCTTTTCAATTGGCGCAGTATTACAAACTCAAACTTTTTCCTTATAAAAGTTTCTCTGCTCATACACCGTCATACCCGTCAGGGCATACGATTCAAGCAATTGTAATACTTAATGTCATCGGAAATAAATATCCAACAGAATACCAATATTGCAAAGAATTAATAGAAGATATTATTTATAGCAGGGTGTATTTAGGGCATCATTTCCCAAGCGATAATGACGGCGGAAGAGAAATAGGCAAGGCGATATTAAAAGACCCTGAATTTACCAAGAAATACGGAATTTAACAACCAAGAACAAAACAACAACAATGAAACACGAGGAATATGAATTACAAAAATCGGTAGCCCGTTATTTATCTTACCAATATCCTGACGTTGATTTTTTATCAGATACAATCGCATCTATAAAACTAACGGAAAGACAGGCGGGGAGAAATAAACTCATTCAAAAGAACGGGTTTAAATGTCCTGATGTTTTAATTCTTGAACCACGAAAAAACTACTGTGGCTTATTTATAGAACTTAAAACAGAAAGCCCTTTTAAAAAAGACGGCACAATTAAGGCTTCTCAAAAAGACCACTTAAAATTACAACACGAATCTTTGCAAAGACTATCTTCAAAAGGTTATTGCGCAGAATTTTCGTGGAGTTTTGATATGACCAAAAAAATTATTGACGAATACTTAACAGATTAGATATGAAACAGGAAACTGACAACGTGTCTATGGTCTTTAAGGAATTAGATAAGACGATACAGATTATTGGTGCTGAAAAACTAATTGAAATTTTGAAGTACTCAAGAAAAAATCCCCCAACACTAAATCAAGAGCAAATTGAAAAAGCGTTGAAATTAGTTCAGGTGGTGTGTGATGAATTTAAAATTTCTTTGGACGACATTTTCGATATGAAGCGAAAAAACAACCGAAGAATTTCAATAGGCATTTGCGCCTTTGTAATACAGAAACAATTGAATCTTGACAACTCCAACATATCCTATATTTTGAAGAAATCAGATACTTTAGTATCTTTGTATAAGCAAGAAATTTTACGTTTAAATTCAAACCACCCGTCAGATAGACAAATATTAGAAAAAATTGACAACATTAATGCTAACATAGATAAATTATTTAAAAATGGTTAACCAAGAAAACTTTGAAACAATTGAGGACGCACAAATTATTAATGATGATTTTTCTCCTTTAGACGCACCTGTAAAACAAAGGTCGTACACACAACACAAAATGGACGATGCTCAATATATGGGCGAATTAGAAGAGCCGTCTTTTGAAAGACCGAGTTTTGCCGACCTTGATGGTAGTGCTGAAGAAGAAGCCTCTGAACCCGAAAGACCATTCAACCCGTCTTACAACGAGTTAGACGGTAAAGAGAAAACTATGGGGGCAGAAATGATGGCTGAAATGACTTTAGACATCTACGAGAAAGGTTGCTTCTATTTAGGTAAAATCCCTGAAATAAGTGAGGGTAAAATCGATAAGTTAATTGCGGAGGGGGAAATAGACCCGTCAATCCAACTTCAAACTGAAGCAGGAGCAATGCCAATCAAAGAATTTGCAGTAGAATTTAACGACAGTATAAAAGAAGCGTTTCTTGTAAGTGATGAATTTAAAGAAAAGGTAAAACCGCCTTTAATTCGTGTGTTCAAAAAGCGTGGTATCGGAATGACTGACGAACAGTTGTTGGCATACTACTTTGTTACGGATTTAGGCGCAAAGGGCGCACAAGCATTTATGTTGCGTAAAACAACAAATAGCATTATAGATTCTTTAAGAGAGAACACTATGGCTATGAGAGAAAACCAAATGAATAGCGAAAGACCTCAACCACAGGGTCAGCCTCAACAACAATATCAGGAAAGACCTCCTGTTTATTCAGAACCGTCAACAGATGACGTTTCCTACACAGATAATATAGCGGAAGTTGTAGAAGAACCTGTAAGCAGAACTCGAAGAAGACCACAAAGAAGTGAACCTAAAACTAATTTAGACGAACAGTTGGCTTATTTTGAACCTGAAGAACAAGGCGTTTATAGCAACCTTAAAGATAATGGAGGCTTTACAGATGACTTTACAGACGTAGCAGGTATGCCAAAGTTCGGCGACCCTACAATTCTTTCGGAATTAGAAAGATTAAGTGGCAACGAGCCGACCAAGCCTGTGAGAAAGAGAAGAACTACCGCAGTAAAAAAACCAAGAGGAGGTAAAAAATAATTATGGCTACCAATTTGACGAATAATAAAAACAACAATAACAACTCTTTGTGGGTTGTTTTGTTGGTATTCGTGATTTGGTTTATTGTATTTATTTTTAAACTAAAACAACAAATGTAATATGGAGATTAGAGAACCAAAATTAGGAGTTGCGGTAGGTAGGAAAGGTTGCGGAAAGACCTACACTACTACTAAAATGATTAAACAATACGTTTTAGGAAATCCCTCAAGAGGTGTTCCTGCAAGACGTGCATTAATTCTTGATGTTAATGATGAATTTGAAGACATTAAAGCATTAAAACAATCGGACATAGTTAGATTTTCGGCGCACCCTAAAATTGAAGCGAGAAGAATTAGACCGTTTCACGACAACGGTGTTAGAATGACTTTAAGAGAAATACAAGAAGTACTATTTAAAATATTAAACGATTACAGGGGTGGATTATTACTTATCGAAGACATTAACCGCTACGTTAGTGACTACTTACCGAATGACCTTGTTGGTGCAATCTGTACTAACAGACACACGGACACAGACATTATTCTTCACTTTCAGTCCATAGGGCGTATTTCGCCTAAAATTTGGCAGAATTTGAATTGGATTAGATTTCATAAAATCACAGATGATGTAATCAAGCACAGGAATAAGTTTGAGGAAAAATTAGAGTTACTGCTATTGGTTGAGGCATACATCAACACACAATACGAAGAGGGCGATAAAAGGGTTTTTACCTACGTTGATATTGATGACGAAAAGGTTTTGGTAAAAGACAAGGCGAGGTTTCAAAAAATAATTGAAAACTACCTTATTGCCAATCAAAAGAAATTATTAGTACCTTTAACGGTTAAAAATCCGCTTATCTCTGCGAAGCCTATGACGCTTGAGGGTGCTTTAAAACACAAAACACAATTGCTTATGAAGCAATATGTCGGATAAACATTAACCATTAAATTAACAGACTATGAGAAAGTTTTTAGTTAAAAATTTTGTGCTTGACTACCAAATCAAGTTATTTGGAAAATGCTACAACGCTCCGAGAGCAAGTAGAATAATTTTTCCGCTTTTTGTAATTACGGGAACGGCAAACGCTTTAAACGACAACTTTCCTACGCCAACAACCTTAATATGGGTTTTATATGCTCTAACTGTTTTGGCTTTGTTTTTCGGGTTTGTTTATTTCCATATTTATCCTGTAAAATTTTCAGAACTTGACAATTATCAAAAATTGCTTTACGGTTTTGTTGCTTTTGAACGGCTTACAAAAGACGAAATCAAAGAATGGGAAGAAATAAGAAAAGAATACGAATTAACGACTAATTGTTAATATTTTTTTTATTTTTGAAAAATAATATTTCCAAACCAAGAAACTTTAATTAACTGAATATTAATCAATAAAATTAAAGTTATGGAAAAAAATAAACAAGAAAGATGGTTTTTGACAAAGTTTTTTTGTGAAAAATCAGAGCCAAGTTCCAAAAGACTTGTTGGTATAGTTGGGGCTTTTACATTATTCGCAACACTTTTTGCAAATAGTTTTACTCACGTTGATAATGCGCCAAGCGACACTTTAGTTCAAGCAGTCGCATTTTTATCTTTTGGAGCATTAGGTATTACAGGTTTTGAAAGGATATTTTCAAAAAAAGAGCCTGTTTCTAAAAACGAAGAAAACTCTCCTGAATAATAAAAAAAACAACTAAAAAATAAAAATTATGAAATTATCAGAGCATTTATCATTGTCAGAAGTTACTCGAAGCGATATGGCAAAAAGAAAGGGCATTAGCAATATGCCGACACCTGAACACATTGAGAACTTTAAAAAATTGGCAGAAAATATTTTTGAGCCAATTCGTAAACATTTTGGAGTTCCAATATTTGTATCGTCAGGGTACAGAAGCAAGGCACTCAATACTGCTATCGGCGGAAGTTTGTCAAGCCAACATTGTCAGGGCGAAGCAATTGACATCGATATGGACGGTAGCGCAAATGGAGTTACAAACAAAATGGTTTTTGATTACATCAAAGCCCATTTAAACTTTGACCAATTAATTTGGGAGTTTGGAACTAAAGACAATCCTGATTGGGTACACGTTTCTTACGAATCCACAGGAAAGCAACGTAAACAAGTTTTAAGAGCAATAAAAAGCGGAGGAAAAACTACTTATCAGCCTTATTAGTAATGGAAAACGTAAAAAACGTCCTGTCAAATAAGATGACATTATTAATGATAATGATTTGTCTTGTTTTTTGCTTTCAAGTATTCAACTTGTTTAGTAACGGTACTGAATCTGTAAAGGTAGATTATATCAAAAAGGAAATAAACGGCTTAAAAGATGACGTAAACGAAATCCATAAGTCGGAAAAGGCTTTAGACAAAAAAATAGATACTTTTAATTATCAAATTAAAAACATACACGAAGCAGTTACCATAAATAACACGAAAATTGAAAACCTTAAAAAATATGAAAAAGTTCAAAATGATAAGTTTAAGTCTTATGATGCTCGTATGTGGGAGAAGTATTTCGCAGACCGTTACGCCTCAAAAATTACCAACTCCACAGAAACAAGAGAATAGTGTTGTCATAGACACGACTGTCGCAAGACTAATAGCCAAAGACCTTGTTAGCGGAGATGTTTGTAAGCAGGAAATAAAGTTAGTTAGGAGCAATTTGGCTTTAACCAAGAAAGAAGTTGTTTTCAAAGACAGTATTATTAACACGTTAAGTATTCAAAAAGATAAACTTAATTTGATTATCTCAAAGAAAGACGAAATGTTTACCAAGCAAGAGGAAATTTCTAATACATACAAAAAGGCACTTTCAAAGCAAAAGACAACAACCTTTCTTTACAAAGCATTATCCTTGTTAGGTGTAATTTCCACCACACTACTTATAATTAAACCATAAAAACGAAGCGCACCAATACGGTGCGTTTTTTTTTGCGCAATTAATTTAAAATAGTTTAAAAAAAATTTGTTTAAGATAAAGTAGGCATTAACTTATCATCAATGTAGTTTATATTATAAATTTGGCTTGATATTATTTCTGTAAATAATTATCATTAAAAATAAGTTTAATCGAAAAATCATTCTGTAATGAAAAACGAAATTGTTCCTTTACTAAAAAGTGTTGCCGTAGTTGTTGTAGGTGTGTTAATTGCGAATTATGTTCAGACAACATTGTTAGCAAAGAAAGTTGACGCTCCTGCTGATGCAAAAATGTAATTTGGTGTCAAACCGAGTTTAGAAAAAAGTTATTAAATCATAAAAATTAATCAAAATGTCAAACGTAAGAAGATATTTAAGCAACGCACGTCAGAGTGCAATGGAATCTTTCTCAAATGCTGACGGATTCATCGACCAAGACTTGTCTTTCACAGGCGATGATTTCTTCCGTGCAGATGGAGGAATGTCTATGGGTGGAGATATTCAAACATCTCAACCGTATATTATCAACGTGACTTCTACTTCAGGGTCAGCAGTTGCTAATTTTGACGTATTAGGTTCATACCAATACATCAACAACGCAGGTTTCCAAACAAACGGAAACTTGATTATCGGTTCTGTAACTATTAGTTCAGGAATCCCTAACATTACATACCAAGAGATGTTGTATCAGTTTATGAACAACCCGTATTCTGTTGGTTTAACTTACATTCAATCTGCTACTGCTAACCAAGTGTTACAAACATTGGCGGTTAACACACGAGATGCGAATGGTAACTTGGCGCAAAAGACTTTAGTGCCTACAATCGACCCATATCAGCAACAAACTACAATTATTGCGATGAAGTATGCTTACAGAATTGATGGTTTCACAAAAATCACAATTGCTCAAGTGTTAGCAAATGCTACTGTATCGTTATACTTCTATCCTGCTGATAACATCAACCTTGCGAGAGCATTAGGTGGACAACCTGTAAGCAGACAATTCGGTACGCCTCCTGTAACTAATGGTCAAACCATTAAGTTAAGAGCGTAATTATCAGCAATGATATAACGAATTAATGTATAATTTAGAAAGAGAGCAAGTGATTCATTTCTACTTGCTCTTTTTTGCTTAAAAACAAAAAATTATGAACGTATTCAGATATGTTGCAGAGTCTAATCCAAATGGCGCAGTACAGATAATCAATTCTTTCGGTTATGATGTTACAAGCACCTCTGATTTAGGTAAAAGTTTGAGTGAGTTAGTAGCCGAAGTAGGAGAACCTGCTTTCAAAAAGGTTATGGACAACCACCCTGACAAAGATGTTATTTTAGAATTATACGGAAGCGATATTACCAAAGATAAAGAAGAGAAAACTTGCGGTTGCGACTTTTGTCGAAATAGGTATAGAGCCGTAGAGCATTTACAGTATCTTAACGCCACAGGTAGTGGTACTTTCGCAGACGAAAAACCAAGTGGTTCTAACACAAATACACATTTATTGGCTAACCAAACAAACGTTATTTTAGTCGTTTCTGCTTTGTTCATAGCAACTGCATTAATCTTAAAAAAATAAAAAAAATGGCAAAAACAGTCAAACCAACGATTGAAACGGGAGCAATGACTTTAGTCTTGCTTGTTAAGTATTACAAAAGCCAAATGATTGCTTTATTGTTGAAGAATGGAGTTACTGTACCAAGAGGGGCTTCTGACCAACAAATCGCAATGCTTATGGCTAATTTATTAAAAGTGTCAAAATCATTTTTTGTTGATTTGAACAATTTTATTCAAAATCCAAAAGTTATTGAAACTCTTGCGGGAGGAATGACGCAAACCGCCGAATACTTTAAAATGAGTGGAAACGCTCAATATTTTAGAATGAGTGGAAATGCTCAATATTTTAAAATGAGCGGAAAGGGCTATATGAATAGCACAGGCGGAGAAGACGGTTTTACAGACACAGGAGAACCTGCACCGTCAGGAACGCCAATAAAAGATAAAGAGGGTTTTTGGTCAAACCTTAATTTCGGAAATTTATTTTCTCAAGCATTAGGTGCTTTTGGACAGTTTAACACTAACCAAGCCAACGTTGCTATTGCTAATGCTCACGCACAATCACAACAAGCAGGTTCAGACGTAGGTTCAGGTGGAGTCACAGGTGGAGGCGCAGGTGGAAGCACAAGTTCAGGGAAAAAAACTCCTGAAAAGGGAATGTCAACAACTACAATTGTAGTATTGAGTTTGTTGGGTGTTGCCGTAATAGGAACAATTATCTACTTCGTAGCAAAACCTAAAGAATAAAAACAAACAGTTATGGTTATTGATGAACAAATGTTGTCAAAAATAATTGGGTCTTCTGTTGGAATGTACCCAAATGATGTAGCGGATATGCTTGTTCGTAATAACGTACTTGCACCCGCACCTGATTACACGCTAAACCAATTGGTAGAGGGTGTTTTTGTTGGTTTAAATCAAAACCCAAGTTTTACTCAAGAGTATGGTTCTTGGTTAGAGCAAATCGTAACTACATTAACTTTTTAAATATATAGATATGGCTTGGGATTGGGGAGGAATAGTTAAGTCGATAGCACCTGCTCTTGTAGGTTTTGGGACAAGTATGATTGTCAATAATCAAAACGTCAAAAACGCACAAGGTCAAGCAAACGCAACTCAAAATGCACTTAATCAGCAATATCAAATTGCTTTGCAAAATCAGCAAAACATAAAATTGATGCAACAGGCAGGTCAAGCACCTCCTGAAAAAGAAAAAAGCAATTTACCTCTTTACATAGGTTTAGGTGTTGGCGGAGTAGTATTACTTGGAGTTGTAATATTTGCGGTCACACGGAGGTCTAATTAATTAAACATCTATTATGCAAAATTTTATAGCGGAAGCAAAGGCAATTGCGAGTAAAGACAAAAGAGAAGTTCTTATGGTAACTACAAGAGCATCAGTTAATGGTGCGGTTACGGGACTTGTTTTAGGTCTTATGCTTGGATATTGGAAAAACAAAAACGTTTATGTAACGGGTCTTGTGGGTGCTATTATTGGTGGCGTTGCTACAAGCATTATAGTTAACAAAAAATAAATCAAAAATGAAAAAACCAAATATTTTAATGGCGGTAGTAGGATTAGTAGTTTCTATTGGAGTTATTTATGGCTACACATACGTTATAGGAAAGTCTTGGAAAGCAAGTCAAAAATAATCTAACTTTTTAAATCAAAATGAAAAAAGAGTATATCATCGGAGGTTTAGCACTATTAGGCGTTATTGGGGTTATTTCTTATTTGAGAAAACCAAAGAGAAATTCAGAGGGCTTTTATAATGCGGTAGGAACAAAAACGGCAGGAAATATTCGACCGTTCCCGACAAAACAAGAGGTTTGTAATTTGCCTAATAATTTTGTTAGACAAGTAGTTACTAATAACAATGGCGTGACTAAAACTTTTTGTGGTAGATACGATAGGGTTGTAACTATGACTCCAACAGGTAAAGGGTTTCAATATAGATTACGACCTGAAATTCCAAATGCAACTTTTGTGAATGGTGGTTTTGTAAATTCAAACGGAACAAGTATTGTTACAACATTTCAAATAATTAGTGGTTCTGATTATGAATCCGCATTTATAAATGGACAATACTGTTAAAAAACATTAATCAATAAATCAAAAAAAATGAAGAAAGAGTATATCATCGGAGGTTTAGCACTATTAGGCGTTATTGGGGTTGTTTCTTATTTGAGAAAACCAAAGAGAAATTCAGAGGGTTTTTTCGGAGCGTCAGGTAGAGGCAGTTCGATAAGAAGAGTTTCAAGTCAAAATTGCGCTTGGTGCAAAACGAATGACGGAACTATTTATCACACAGGAGGCGACAGAAATTGTAGCGCAGGAGATAGATGTATCACAAGATACGCTTTTTCTAAAGGCATTAATTAATCATTAAAATCAAATAAAATGAAAAAAGAGTATATCATCGGAGGTTTAGCCTTGTTAGGCATTATTGGGGTTGTTTCTTATTTAAGAAAACCAAAAAGAAATTCAGAGGGCTTCTTTGGAGCAAGTGGAAGAACGAGTACAGGAGGTTGTAGAGTTTGTGAGGGCGGAAGCAGTAATTATTTTGCCGTTTATGGTCAATGCAGACGAGGCGACAGATGTTTACAAACTGTAAAACAGTTTACTCAAGCGCAAAGTATGGATTAAGAACTTTTGTTAAAAAAAACATTAATAAAATAAAATTTAAGAATATGGACAATTTTTATGACAATCAAAAAAAGGCGAGTACAACAGATAAATTGATTTACATTGGGGTATCAGCGGTAGTTGTATTTGGATTGGTTTATCTTGTAGGTCGTGCTTGGAAAAAAAGTCAAACTGCATAATTAATTATGGTTTCTGTTCCGCACCCTAAATATAAATTTAAGGAGGATTTTACTGCGAAGTTATGTACTAACTACATAGAGTCTTACACCACTAAAACACCTTGTAAATCTTACGAGGATTTAGTGTTTAAAAAGGGGAATGTTTTTGAGGCGGTAAAAAACATCAATATAACTGACCCAAATGTAATTGTTGGGTTGGCTAAAATGACACCTTTTCAAGTCCCTTTAAATGTTTTAGAAAAAGTTGACGATTCAACACCAATTACAGACATTATTCAAGGCGACCCTTTGGTTAACAAAGCGAAAAAACAAGCGGAAACAGATGCGGAAGAAAAAAAAGTAAAAATGATGTTTATTGTACCTACAATCGCTATATTAGCAATTGTTTGGATATACGGCATTAAAAAACTTTAAATTATGCAAAAAGTTATAAAAGTAGGAGCGTTATTAGTAGTATCTACGGGTATTATTTACGCCTCTTACATTATGTACGATAACTATGTTAAGAAGCATAAAAAGCCACAAGAGGTTCAACCTTTATTTTCAGGAGGTACAATGGGTAACATTGGTTGCATACAACCTCCCTGTTTTTAAGAAAAAAAATTATTATGAGTAAAAATACAATGCTTTACGGATTATTGATTGCAGGGGGTTTACTTGCTTACTTCGCTTGGAAAAAAAAGAGCGCAGAATCGGCAAAATCTTCTGAAACCGCATCTAATTCTACTTCAGGGACTTTTGTAGATGACGTTCCTGTTTCACAAGAAGTTGCTAATGAGTTGTTGCAGGGTACAGGCGGTATTAGACCTCCAAAAACCATAAAAAACACGTTAAGTCAAATTGCCGAGCCTTTAATCGGGACAAAGCAACAAGTGGAATTATCAGGCAAGGGTCAATTCCTTGAATCATAAAAACGAAACCTTATGGAAACTAAAAAAATCATAGGAATAGTAATGTTAGGTGCTTCTGTGGGGCTATTAGTTTTTCTCTACAAGGGCTATTTACAACCAAGAATAGAAGTTGATAACGAGGCAAAAGACGGTAAGACTTCTCCAACAACAACAAAATAACAAGATATGGAAGCAGAAAAGAAAAGTCCTAATAAACTTTGGAGAGAAAGTGGAACTTCATTAAGTTTTGCTGATTGGATTCAAAGAGAAAAAGACAAAGGTGCTTTTTTAGCCAATAAAAAATTCGAGAACTTCGCAAGTGTTGAGGGAGGAATCGACTATATGGATTGGATTGAAAAAATTAAGGCGCAAAACAGACTTGATTTAGGGATTGATAAGGTTATTGACCCAAACAAAAAAGACAATACGTTTTTAGGTTTAAGCAAACCTGTATTGATTGTGTCGGGGTTATTGATACTTGGGGCAATAGGGTATAAGATTTATCAAAATAGAAAGTAGTATGAATTTAAGGTTAGATACACGATACGAAGAAATGTGCTTGGTGGTAAAAGTAGCAGTTACAATGCCTACTAAAGTCAGAATTAGAATTTTTGACGAGCAAAAGCCGAAAATCGTTTTTACCGACAGATATAAAACCGTTACTTCTGACTACACTTTTTATGTTCGTATGCCAATTACTTCCAAAAGCATTATAGTTTCTGTTTACGATGATAAAAAAGGGAATACGCCTCAAGAACAAGAAAAAAACGTAAGGGTGGTTTCGGTTGACAAAACTCCTTTACAAAAAAGAATTGACGTAGTTGATATTCACAATCCGACCATAGCGTATTTCGTTGATTTTGCGCAAAGATTTTGTTTTAATGCACCTTATCTACAAGCAAACAAGTCTTATCAGTCAGATAACGGAAATTTTATGATTGAGTACTTGCCAACGATAGTGGATTCAAGAGGAAAGGAACTTACAACACCTGCGAGAATATCAAGAATTTCAGGTCGTATTCAAGTTTCAAAGAAACAGTTTGACGAATACACAGTACCAATGAGATTTGCCATTCTTTGTCACGAGTTCGCTCATTTCTACGTTAACGAAGATATGACCGATGAAAGTGAGGCTGACATAAATGGATTGTTGATTTATTTAGGGCTTGGTTATCCAAGAATCGAAGCGTTTGAAGCGTTTTTAGAAGTTTTTGAGCATTACCCAAGTCAAGAGAACAAAAGACGTTACGATAAGATTAAAAATTTTATCGACAACTTTGAAAAAAACAATATTGTATTTAGATAAAATTTACAGTTATGGAAAAAGACCAATCAATGATAAGACCAATTAAAGGAGGTGTTTCAGTTATAAATGAGAATCCGATAGGTGTTCTTGAGAAATTAGGTAAGTATGAATTTGTTTATGATTACAAAGTGCCTAATTATTGGGATAATTTAATGTCGGTGTCTTTTCCGAAACCTGTAAAGGTAAATTCAGACCCGCAAAGTGGACTTTTGTCGGGAGAATCTCTCCCGCAACCTGTTAAAATAAATTCAGAGGCGCAAGTTGGTTTTTTCTCAAAGGGTAATATTGTAAATGTTCTTCGTTTTGACGGAAACAATGCTATTATCGAAAACATTAATTATAAAGCCCCTGACCCAACTGTCGTAAAGACTGTTTGGGGAGAATTATTAGGGAGTGTCTTAAATAAAAAAGAATTTTCTGTTCCTAAAGATTATTTAAGAAAGGCAGACGATACTTTAGAGCCAACGCTTTTAACAGGAATTAATTATGGGACTAATATGAAGCAACCAACTTTCATTATGCCTCCTGTAAAACCAATTCCTTATAGCCCTGTAACCCAAACTATTCTTGAAGAAAACGCAAGTTTTGTTTTAAATAGAGATTTTCAGTACGTTTCACATTATGGTTCAAGTTATTGTAGTCCTGACGGATTGTGTACTACGGATATGTCGCCTAAATTTTCTACTCTTAAAGCAGGAACTAAAGTAACAGGTCGCTTATTTAGCGAAAGCCAAACATTCAAGACATCTATGGTTATAGTTGAGCCAAAACAATTTCTTGCCGTTAAAGGTTATGGAGATAAAGGCTCAATTAATATTCCAATAGAATTTTTAACAAAAGAAGTTCCAACAAATAGCGGTGCGGTTGTTCCCGCAAAAAATGACAACAAAAATCTGTTGATGATAGTAGGTGCTTTTTTAGTAGGCTACGTTGTATTCAGCAAAGGAAAGAGCGAATAATTAAAAAAGGAAGTTATGGCACTTGCAAAAAAACAACTAATAAATACCCAATTTCTAACTCCTATGCAGGAAATAGAAGTTTTGGAAATACAACCAATTGTAAAAGAAAAACCGTTGGGTAAATTTGTTTTTTTATTCGATTACGAAACAACAATCTATACTAACGAGGCAAAGACAATAATGGCTCAATCTAAAGGTAATTTTATTTTGCCTCCCAATTCATCATTTAATTTAAGATACTCAAAAGGAGATGTTGTTGATGTTGTTGGGTTAGGGGTTAATAGCAATGGAATCGGAAGCACGATAAATAGTGATTTAAAAATTATTGATGTTCCTAAATTTGTAAAACCGTTGTGTACGAGTTTAACACCTTATACGGAAACTTGTCCAACGCCCCAATCATATTCGCCAACAATAACAATTGACAATAGTTTAGGGTTTTTACAAAAAGTAGCCGATTCAACACCTGCGACATTAAAATTAGGCAAAAACTTTGGAAGTAACCCAAATCCTAAAATCCAACCTGTAATGCCTATTCAAACAGATATAAAAACAGACGCTCCTGTTGTAGTCTATGGTGTTCAAAATGCAACAGAAACAGAAAGTTTTTTTGACGATAAAAATAATTTACTAATGGTAGCGGGTATTCTTTTAATTGGGTACTTGTTACTGAACGATAAAAGCGAATAATTATGGCTAATAAACCTATTAATGTAAATAAAGCGATGACCGTTGTTTACTTCAATAATCTAATTCTTGGAGAATTAAGAAAAAACGGGATTGAAAGTTGGATTGCGGGTGGTGTTTTAAGGGATTACTTCTTGGATAAGCCCTTAAAATCTGATTGCGATATTTTCTTTCCTAACATTGAAGAGTTCAACAAAGCAAAAGCATATTTAACGTCAAAAGGAGCAAAAATAATTTGGGAAAGTGAAAACGGAATGAAAGTTACCTACAAGGGCAATACTTTTGATTTAGTTAAAATCTTTGCGCCAAATCCTTTGGCTACTATTGGTCGTTTTGATTTTACGATTTCAATGTTGGCTACTGACGGAAAACAAGTTTTTTACGGAAATAATACCCTAAAAGACTTACAAGATAGAAAATTGGTAATCAATACTATTGTGAATCCATTAAGCACTCTTAAAAGAGTATTGAAGCACTATAAGAAAGGGTTCACTATGTCTGCGGAGGAAACCAAAAAACTATATGAGGCTTTAAATAGTATGCCTTATAACGATACTGACGATATGCTCAATGCAAGAGGGGTTTCAGGGGATAATTTTAGACCAACGGTTGTGGCAACGCAACCTGCGCCTGTGGCTAAACCTGATTATTTGAAGTACGCTATGATTGGCGTACTTGCGCTTTTGGTTGGGTATGTTGCTTATAAAAAATTTAATAAACCACAGTAATTATGGGAAGTTTCGGAGGAGTAAAAATTGATGCGCAAAATTTCAATGAAACTGTTGCTTTGGCTCAAGAAAAAGCACTATTTCAGCAACAATTAATTGACCAAAATAGAGTGAATACTTTAGCACAGTCTTTACAAGATTATCGTGTTAATTTATTGAATTCTACATTTCCTGACGGGCAATATTATATCACGTCTGATTTCAATTCAACTTTAGTTCAGTTTCAGGGAGGTAAATATAGCGCAAATGAAATAATCGCAGTTATGCCTGTTGTAAGGCAATTTAAAAGAGGCGAATTAGTTACCGTCATTACAACGCCTACTAATATGGTAGGAGGCGTAGCAAAGGCAATTCAAACTGATTCAGGTAACTTTTATGCAGACCAAAACAGACTTTCTAAAACAAAGCCTGTTGACCCTGTAACGACTGAATCTTTAAGTGAAACGAGAGCGAAAAACGTAAATAAAACAACGGTAATGATTATAGGGGCTTTTATATTAGGGTTCTTGTTGAGTAATGATTAAAGTTTAATAAATAGAATTTAAAATGGGGTTTTTTCGAGATTTGAGTTTTAATAACATAGAAGATTTTATTAAAGGTAATGTAAAATCTGCCGTGAAAGATAGCGCACATTTAGTACAACAGTACATTAACAACCCTATAACAAGTGCTATTGCGCCAACTGCTTTATCTGCTTTTGGAGTGCCACCTGAAGCCTACAATGTTGTAAAGAATTTACAAAACAAAGGATTAAATAGTCTTCAGGGGATAAAAGAAGCGGTTGCGGGTACTGAATACAGTCAAGAAATTCAAGGCTTGAACGAAGTGCAGTTTCAGGCAATGTTAAGAATGATTGAAGAAGAAAAAAGACAGGAAGAAGAGAAAAAGAAAAAGGAGAATAGAAAGAAACTATACATAGTGCTTGGTGGTGTATTTTTAATAGTGGCTACGTCTTTTGTGACATACAAAATATTAAAGAAAAAATAAAAAAATATGAAAGGAAATAAAATTTTAATTGCAGGTTTGGTTTTGGCGGGAGTTGGAACTGCTTTGTTTTTCGTTTTGAAAAAATCAAAAGAAAAGTCAAAAAAAGAATTTATACTTTTGACTTTTGAAGAAAAAGGTGTAAATGATGACGAGTATAGCAACATAAGTTATGCTTTGGACAAAATGAGTTCAGAAGAATTAGGGGTTGTTTATGAATTTATGGTGTTTATTTCAAACGAGGAAAGTGCGCCTCAAAGTTTACAGAACAAAGCGTCAAGAATTTTCGATAGGTACTATTTTCCAAAATAATTATGACTAATACTAAAAAAGTGTTTTATGTTTTAGGAGGGGCTATTGCTATAACAGGCATAGTCTTGTTTTTGATACCGCCCAAAGCAAAAGTAGTAATAAGAAAGGACGGTACAGGAACGGCTTCGTTAGGGGGTTCTACAAAAGAGTTCTCAATGGATAAAGGAGTTGACATTACAACTTTCAATGGGTATGAATTACACGTTTTTGGAGAGGATATTTGGTTAAGAAAATGGGGTAGAGATGTAAAAAATGCAGACGGTAGCCCTAAAGTAGAAATTGTAGCAGTATAAAATTATGAATTTAGACGCAAAACAAAAAAAGTTTTTAATTATTGGCGGAGCAGTTGTGTTAGGTGTTTACTTAATTAGTAAATGGCTTCATAGTTTGCCTAAACCGCTTCCTGCTGATTTACAAGCGGAAGTTTTAGATAAAGAAAAAGTTCTTAAAAAAGGCTCTCAAGGTGCGGAGGTTTCCGAACTGCAAAGAGTTCTAAAAAAAGACTATAACGCTGATTTGGGAAAAACAGGCGTTAATCAAGACGGTATTGACGGCGATTTTGGATTGCTGACAGAAGTTGCTTTAAAAAGCGCAAAAGGTGTAACAGAAATATCATTAAAAGATTTGTAATATGAATTCAAAAGACAAAAAAACCGCTATGATTGTTGGCGGAATAGTTTTAGGTTTAGGAGTATTTATTTACTTTTTATTCAAAAATAAACCATTAGGTGTTGAGGTTAATAAAATTAATCCTGAAGACATAAATCCTCAACCTCAAAATAATTTGGATATGAATTTAGTTTTAAAACAAGGTTCAGAGGGCGCAGAAGTTGCTGAAATGCAAAGAATCTTAATCGAGAAATACGGTCAGGATTTAGGTACTTTCGGAGAGAATAAAGACGGTATTGACGGAATATTTGGGACAGTTACTTTGGCAGGTTTGGTCAAAGCAAAACAAGTTTCTGAAATCGCATTAAAAGATTTGTAAAATGGGAAAAGGATATTACATAGTTGGAGCAGTATTGCTTGGGGTTGGGGTGTATTTCTTGTATAGCAAAATCAAGAAAGGAAACTTGGGTTTTAACTTGAGAAACGAGTATGTGGCAGAATCGGAAGAGGGTAGTCATTTAGAACCGCCTATGGAAACAACTTCTAACACTCCGCCAATCGCAACACCGCCTTTTGTGCCAACAGTTTAAAAAAAAACGATATGACTAACAATCAAAAAGTAATTATAGTATCGGCAGGTCTAATAATTTTAGGACTGTACTTCTTTTATAAGCAAAAAAAACAAGGTGCTGAACCTGCAAAACAAGATGCTAATTCCGAAACAAGTATGCAAACTGAAAAAGCGGATTGGGATAAGGTTTTGAAAAAAGGCTCAAAAGGAGTTGAAGTTGGAATACTTCAAAAAGCATTGAAAAAATTAGAAGTCGATAATGATTTTGGCGATTTAACTGAAGCAAGGCTTAAAGAAGTTATGAAAGTAACTCAAACGTCATTAAACGAATATAATAAGTTCATCAACAAAAAATAATATTATGAATAAGAACGTAGTAATAATAGGAAGTATCGCTTTGTTAGGGGTTGGTGCGTACTTTTATTTTAAGCCAAAAGCAAAAGGAGCAACAGGCGCAGGATTAACGGGAACAGGACTAACAGGTACAGGGCTAACAGGCGCAGGATTAACGGGTGCAGGACTAACAGGCGCAGGACTAACAGGAGTAGGGACAATAGGTACAGGAGCAACAGGCGTAGGCGGAGGCTCTGTAAGCGTCCCACCAACAGGAACGGTTTTGGCTTCTCCTGAACAAGTCGCAGATATTGCTAAAAAAATTGCTGAAGCCAAAAGTTTAGCGACTAAAATATCGGATTTGAGAACTAAAAGAAATTCTTATTTGGTAATAAGTTTGAAAGACTATGCGGTTGCTTCGGGTAATGAGTTTTGGAGTAATAATGAGCGTATGTTAAAAACCTTAAAGGCAAACGATATTGCTAAATTTGAAAAAGAAATCAAAGATTTAGACGAGAAATTAGGTATGTTAGGGTATATGGAAGTTAATGGTTCTATAAGCAAAATCGTGTAATTGTAAATTTAAAAAATTATGAATAAGACCGTAGTAATAATAGGAAGTATCGCTTTGTTAGGAGTTGGTGCGTATTTTTATTTTAAGCCAAAAGCAAAAGGAGCAACAGGCGCAGGAGCAACAGACGCAGGAACAACAGGTACAGGCGGAATGGGCGCACTTACAGGAACAACGGGTGCAATTATGCCACCTGCGGGAACTGTTTTTACGACACCTGAACAAGTAGAAGCAATTACTGTAAAAGTTTCAAACGCAAGAGATTTGACTAAAACCATTTGCGATTTGAAAAAACAGTACAAGATAACTGAAGACGAAATGAATGACTTTATGAATTTCACAAGTGTAAGCAACGACCTTATAAAAAGCAATATGACTACTGCTCAATCTCTTGCTCAAACTGCACTTGCAAGAAAAAATGCGGTTAAGACAGTTGCGGATAGCATCAATAAACTAAAAGAATTGGGTTATAAAGAAGTTGATTGCAAAATGGTGCAAATTGCGTAATTTTTAATAAATTCGTATTTTAAATAATAATAATATGGCAGTAATTAATTGGAATACCGTCCCTGATTATGACGAATGGGGTTATGATACTTGGTGGGATTGCGAAGATTGGATAATGTGGCATAAAAGGTTGGTTGAACATTTTAATAAACCAACTGCTAATGACATTTGGAATTACGCCTTTGCAAAGTCAGGAAGTTTAAGCGGAAATCTTGATTGCCGTACATTCAATTCTTCTTTTAGAAAATACGTTAAGGAAAATGGTTTGTCGCCTTATGACGGAGCGGGGGTATTTACTCCTGTTTTACAAGGGTATGGAACTGCGAGTGATATTGTAATAGGAGGTCTTGACACGACTTCAAATGTTGCGTCAGGTTTATTTGGAACTGTTGATAGTGTTTTTGGTGGTAAAAATTTGAAAAGAACATTAACCATTGCTTTGGTAGTAGGCGGTATTATAGGTGTTGCTTACGTTTACAAAGCATTTAAAAAAACATAGTATGGCGGTAATAAATTGGAACACAGTTCCTAATTATGACGAATGGGGTTGGGACGACTATTGGAAATGTGATGATTGGGTAACTTGGCATCAAAAATTGACAGAGCATTTTGGAGAAAAAACGGCGACAGAAATATGGAATTACGCTTTTGAAAAGTCATCTTCGTTAAGTAACGTTTATAATTGCAGTTCATTTGACGCTTCTTTTAGGGCTTATTATAAAAAGCATAATTTAAGAGTAAACGAAGATGTCGCTACTGAAATTTGGGGTACGGCAACCGACATTAGTTTAGGTGCGCTTGGCACTACTTCAAATGTTGCTTCAGGGTTGTTAGGAACTGTTGATAGCGTATTTGGAGGTAATAATCTTAAAAGAACAATAAATATAGTTCTTATAGTGGGTGGTATTATTGGTGTCGCCTATGTTTATAAAGCGTTTAAAAAGTAAAAGTTATGAAAAATAAAAAATTGATAATAATAGGTGCTACGTCTGTAATAGTTTTGGGAATACTTTACTTTGCTTTCAAAAAAGCAAACCAAAAAGACATTACAAATGACCCTCAACTTAAAGCAGATTTTGATTCTGTAATCAAAGCAATTGATAACGCTGAAAAATAAAAAAAAATGAACGGAGATAAAAAATTATACTTGTATTCAGGATTGGCTATCGCTTTAGCGGTAGTTGCTTATGTTGTTATCACAAAGAAAAAGCCTTTGCCTACTACTTCCGCTGAAGAAGCCTCAACCGAAGAACAAGATGACGTGGTTGTTACTCCAAGTGGAGATACTATTACGACTGAACAGGCTATTATAGACCCTGCTTTAAGCGAAATTTTAAAGTTGCCTCTTGCCGAAATAAAGTTGAAAATGTTGAATAAGAAACTTTATACAAAAGTTGACAACGTTAACCCAAGACAAACTCCTTATGTGAATAATGGTTGGTTTGTAAATAACGGTGTTGGTGGTAAAATAACTAAAAAAGGCACTTTTGCGGGTACGGTAACAGATGTTGCAAAAGACAAAGGCTCAATGAGTAATGCTCAAGGCAGAGTTTATATTTGGTTTAAAGTTAAACCGTCTGCTGAAGCCGTAAAGCAAATAAAAGACGATGCAAACATACTTGTCCCAACAAAAACTGATACTTTTTGGTTGAGAGAAGATGTTGTAGTAAAAAAATAAAATTATTATGAGAACAAATGATATGCGAACCACTATGTTGGTAGCGGATTATGACAATCAAATAATGCCTGTTGATGAAAACTCAACATACACAGGGGGTGGTTCAAATATTGTTGAGCCTGAAATTGTAATTCCTGTAAACAATGAAATTGCAACTCCGATTGGCGCAGGTTCGGCAAGTGCTGAACAAGTAGAAATATTAACTCAACAAGCAGGAAATACTTCTCAATCAGGTACAAGTACGGTTGTAGAGCCTAATATAGATGCAGAGCCAAGCGCAACTACTGACGAAACAAAAACATACGTTGGCGGAGGGACTACTCCTGATTCAAATATCATAATAGACAAACCAAAACGTAATTATCTTATGTATGGTCTTATTGGTGTTGTTGGGGCGTATGTTATTTACAAAGTGTTTTTCAATAAAAAAAGCCAATAAAATAAAAGATTATGAGTCAGAATAAAGAGGGTTTGCAAGGCACTCAAAACAAACAGGTTTCTTTTTTAGAGAGCCACCCAAAACTTATAATGACGGTTTTTATTGCAGTTGGTCTTTACATAGGGTATAAAAAATTTATGAAGTAATATGGTTATAAATCCAAACACATCTTTTCAAAACACATCTTTTCAAAAAGAAAGCAAATTCATTTTGAAAGTAGTTGCGGTTGCAAGTGTTATTACTGCTTTGGCGGGAGGATATTACTTTTTTGTAAACAACGTTTGGAAACCAAAGGTTAAGGTTTTAAGTGTTGATTTTACGAATGGTTTCGCAACAGTAGAAATGCCCTTTGGAAGAAAAGTAGATATTTATGGAGATTCACAGTTTTTGATTGGGGGAGATTGGGGTGTGAAATTCGGTACTGTGAATAGAGGAGGTAAAACATCATACGAAAATCTACAACTTTTGAAAAAAGGTTTGGTAGAGGAGTATTTAGACACATCGAAGTTTATTAAGCAAAAAACGGCGTAACAGATGCAATTATACAAAGCAAAATCAGACGGAGTTATTACTCGTAAAAGTAAAGACCCTACTGTTAAGTCAGGGGAGGAAGTTGCACGGATTATAAAAAAAGGCGAGTTGATTTTAGTTACAAACGTAGAGAGTTTGACTGATAAAAACTTGTCTTTTCCTTATAATAAGTACACCCTTTGGAATGGTAATTATGCCATTTCGGTTTCGCCTCCAATTTCAGAGCAAGAGGCGTATGTTAAAGCAAGTTTTGCAGATGTTCCCGAACACTTGTTTGTTCAAATACAAAAGCCAAAGGTTTACATAACTTTAGGGCTTTTATTAGTGGGTTTAGCAACATACTCAATCATTAAAGAACGACAAAATAGTTAATTATGAGTTATACAGATACAGGTATCGGAAGTAGTGGTAGAATTTATGATGTTGCAGAGGGTGGTCGATTACAAGATGCTTTAAGTCAGCAAGAGCAAATATTTTTAGGAATAGAAAAAACTATTGGGAAAGATAAAAAAATTATTAGATACGCAATTATTGGCGTTGGAAGTGTTTTGATATTAGGGTTGTTAATGATTGCGGTAAGGAAGAAAAAATAATCGGTATGAAAAAAGAAAGTATAGGTGCGGTTGTTATGTTAGTAGGCATTGGTATAATTGGCTTCATTTGGTTTAAAAGAAACAAGCCAACTATTGCTGACAAGCAATTGGCTGATTTACAAGCGCAGTCTAATGCTTTAAACACGGGTAGTGTTGAAAGTATTGACAAGCCATTTGAATACAGTCAGGAAGTTATTAATAACGCAGGAAGCAATCCATACACTACTTCTACCGTAGGCAATATGTATTCAAATTTAACACCTGCTGAAGTTCAGGCTTTGTCAGTTGCGGTTAACGAGGCTTGTCCGAGTTGCGCAAGTCTTGGAAATCTTGGAGCAGGTCAGATAGCATTAAATATTGAAAACTCAAGTTTAAATCAGTTAAGCAATTATGATTTTTCTAATATTAATTGGTCTAACATAAAAATATAGTGATTAGTGAAAAATTTGTCCAAAGAAGAGTTATTAAGTAGGCTTGAAGCAATTAATAGAAGCAATGCTATTATTTACTTTGACCTAAATGGAAATATATTGGGGGTCAATGATATTTTTTTGGAATCTATGGGTTACGGGGCAGGTAGCCACAAAGAACTTATTGGCAAACACCATAGTATTTTTGTATGCCAAGAGTACGCAAAATCAGTTGAATACGAAAAGTTTTGGGATATATTAAGAAGTGGTAAGTTTTATCAGGGGGAGTTTGAAAGAAGAAAAAAAGACGGAAGTCTAATTAATCTTCAGGCAACTTACAATCCTATTTTTGATGAAAATAATAAGATTACCAAAATAATGAAAATTGCTACTGACATTACATCAATTGTCGATAGCAAAAAGCAAATAGATGCTATAAACAGAAGTACCGCTCTTGTTAGTTTTAACCCTGACGGGATTATAACTAACGCAAATTCCATATTTTTAGAAACTATGGGGTATAATTCTGATGAAAAAAATAAAGTTATAGGAAAGCATCATAGTATTTTTGTAACTTATGAGTACTCAAAGTCTGATGAATACATTAAGTTTTGGGAAAATCTAAAAAAAGGCGTTTTTTTTGACGGGGTATTTGAGAGGTTGAAAGTAGATGGCTCTGTCGTTTATTTACAAGCGTCTTACAATCCTGTCGTTGATAGCAAAGGTAATATTACAGACGTGGTTAAAATCGCAACCGATATTACTGAATCTGTTAATGATAAGAAAAAAATTGATGAACTTACGAACAATTTGACAGTTGAATTAGAGAACTCGAAAAAACTTAAAGATTCAATAGAAATCGAAAAAAATATGGCTCTTAATGATTTAGATGTGATGATAAAAAAGAGTCAAAGTGAATTAATAAAAGTAATCGTTAAATGCGCTTTAGCGGTAATAATAGGCGTTGGAATTGTAACTACTGTGTTGTATTGGTTAGCGATTGTGACAGATAAGGAAACGCAAATAATTGGTTCGACTTGGAGTAATATGTTTAGCGTTTTGTTGACAAACGCATTTTCCATAGTTGGTACAATTATGGGGATTAAATATGCTACGCAGGAAAAAAAGACATAAATAAAAAGCGGGTATGAAAAAAAGTAGTTTGGGTGCTTTAGTTATTTTGGGCGGTATTGCTATAATAGGTTTTGTTTGGTTTAGAAGAAATAAGCCAACTACGGCTGATAAGCAATTGGCTGACTTAACTGCGCAATCAAATAGCCTACAAGCGGGTGCTGATACAATTGACAAGCCTTTTGAATATAGTCAAGACACTATAAATAATCAAGGTCAAAATCCGTACTCTTCATCTATTTTATCTCCTGCGGAACAACAACAGGTTAATCAAGCCGTAACGGAGAATATAGATTGTGGCTTGGGCTTGGCTTGGTCAACAGGAACAGACTGCACCAATTATAACATTCGACACCAACAACAGGCTAACCCAAATAATATTGCTACAAGCGGTTGTAATCCGCCGAAACTTTTGATTACTAATGTGAAGCGATTTAATGCAAACTTTCCGTTGCCAAGTGGTAGTGGTAGTCTTTGGAATGTGTATTATAGTCTTTGCGGTGCTAATATAAGTGAATTGCTTCCGATAAGTTTTAAGGTAACAGTTATTGATTCTATTGGTTCTCAAGAGATATTTGTAGATAAGCATTATTTTGTTTTTGACAGTCTTGGAGGAAATTTGCCAAGAAGACCAAAAACCGCAGTTATAACCCTGTCCATAACGGATAATAAGGGTAAAAATTATATTCAAACATTTAATTATAAAGAATAAAAGTTATGGTTAGTGCAAACTTATTTGGAAACACGGAATGGGGTAGAGCGCAGGAATTGGCTTATGAAAAGGTTCAAAATGAATTTGGTTCTCTGCCTTATAATTGCGTTTCTTTAGATAAAGACATAAAGAGAATAAGCGATAGACTTGTTGATGAAAGAAAAAAAAGCCCGTTGCCTAATTTGCAACAAAAGGCTTATTTGGAAGCACTTGAGTTAAAAAAAAGTGGTTGGGAGAGTACTTTCGCTACAAGAGGTTGTAGAGATATTATTGAAAACATAAGACTTACTACGGGTGCGGTAGAAACAAGTAAATTTGCAATCAGAGCAGAGCAACAAGTTTTACCTGTCAATCAAAAAGACCAAAGTATTTACATTGGATTAGGAGCGGTTGTGATGTTGATAGGTTTGTATATTGTTCTAAAATAAAAAAAATATGGTTTTTACAAATACAATTCAGGGTACTGCTTACAGTTGCCAATCAGACAAAAGCATTATTGAGATAAAGAAAAATGCTTTAGATTACCATACTAAAAATATCGGTAATCCTGCTAAATCAACTGTGACTCCTGCTCAACTAAAAATTATGGAACTTGATTATGAAACTTCAAAAAAGAAGTATGACGAATCTCCTTGTGGAAAAGACCCTGAAACAGATGTCTGTATTGCTTTGCAGGGACAGATAACGTCTATGCAATCAACAATTCAATATTTCCGTAGTAAAGGAGATATTCAAACGGCAAATTCAAGAACCAAGCAATTAGAGGAAATGGTTAAGAAATTTGACGATAATAAATGCGGGGAAAAAGTAGGTGGCTTTAGAGCAGGAGTTATTCGGGAAATTTCAGAAACTTTTCAGGCTTTAGATAAAAAAAGAATTGAAGAGGAAAGCAAGTATCAGGCAAAACAAAAAATATTTTTTGGAGCAATAATTTTGGTAGGAGCAGTATTAATTATTACAATGTTCGGTAAAAGACAATAAGATGAAAAAAGTATTATTATTTGGCGGAATAGCCATAGCGGGTTTCGGGTTGTATAGATATTTCAAATACCAAATTGATTTGGCTTTAAATTACGATTATAAGTTAAAAGATTTTAAAGTAATAGGTCAGCAAGGGGACTTGCTCAAAGTTTCTGCTACTTTTGAAATTACTAATAAGTCGTCTTTTAAAGTAGATGTTACAGGATATGAGTTAGAATTGTTTTTCAAAGATGTTCCTTTTGCATTGACAAAATCTTCTGAAAAAATAACAATTCAGCCAAACTCTTCATTTCAAATAATTGGTTATGGAGAAATTAATATTAAAACTGCAAAAATCGTAATCGTGCCTTTCTTAAAAGATGTTTTAGAAAGAAAGCCGATTGATGTTTCGGTTTCAGGTGTTATTAACGTTGTGTTCTTGGGAATACCTACAACTTTGAAATTTGACAAGCAAAAGTTCAATTATAGTCTTGATTTGATTGAAGACTATAAATTGGGTAATGCTTATGAAAAATTAAAGGATAAATACCCAAAAATATTTGCTCTTTTAGGAATTAGATAAACTAAAGATATATGGAATGGTTTTTTGGTTGTAGTTGGTATTTTTTTAGTGCGAAAAAAATAAAAAAAGGCATTTTGCAAAATAATAAAAAAATTGCTTTTCCTTAAAAAAAAAGATATTATTTTACTATTTTTGACACAAGAAACTATTTAAACTAAAGCATTATGGTTGAGGGTATTGTTAAAAAAATTATGATGACGGGCATTAACAAATACGCAAAAGCGTATGGCACGTCAAATGAAAACGTTCAAATTAAAGTTACTGACGACATTGACGGGAATGTTTTTTACACTATGTGTAATGACTTCAAAGATGTTGAACAAGTTACTTTTTTGAATATTATGGATAAGCGAATGGATTTCTTCGGGTATGAGGGTTTGTCATCGCCTTTCCTTAAAAAAGCATTAGCGATTTTTGCAACCGAAGCAGGTTGTGATGTTTCAAATGTAAACTGTTTTATAATGAAACATAAAGAAACCGTTGGATTGGCTTTTTATAACGGATTTAAAAATGGTAAAAACATTCTTCTTGCGAAGCAATTAGAACAGTTAGGATTGTAAAAACATTTAATTATGGCAGTTCAGAGAAAACCGAGAGAAACTATAACAGTAAACGCAAAAGACATACATTGGATAAAAGAAACGTTAGGTAGTTTAACAGGTAAGGTTGACACAATTGAAAAAACAACAACGAAGTTAAATACAACTATCGTTGGAGATGATGCTTATGGACAAGTTGGATTGGTCACTAAAGTCAAAGAACACGCCGATTACATAGAGCAGGACAAAGGATTTAAAGCAAAACTTATTGGAGGCAGTATCGTTTTGGGAGGACTTTGGACATTGCTGATAAAGTTTTGGGATAAAATTTTTTAATAAAAATAAAATATGGGAGTTACATCATCACAGGCGCAAAACATTACTTCTCCTAACGGAAACTCATTAGCCGTATTTATTGATGGTGTAACGGGTATTTTGCTATTAAAAGACATTAATGGCGCAACAGAGCCTTTGTCAAATTATATTTGCGGTGGCGGTGGCGGTGGCACAAGTCCTTTTGAGTACGGAACTACGGGTGGTGGAACATCTTCAATACAACCTGTTGTCGGAAGTAATGTAGCGTTTGGAGAAAATGATACAGTAAGTGGTGGTAGTTTTAATACTGCTAATGGAGGTCAATCTACCGTAAGCGGAGGTATTTATAACGATGCAAGTGGAGATGCTTCTGTTGTTGGTGGCGGGATTTGCAATACTGCTTCGGGATTAAGGTCAATAGTTGCGGGTGGTCGCTCCAACACCTCTTCGGGTTGTTATTCAATAATCGGAGGCGGTAATTCTAATACCTCTACAAACGATTATTCAGTAGTGGGTGGCGGGAGTACTAATACGGCTTCAGGTATTTACGCAACCGTTGCGGGGGGATATTATAATAACGCTATTTGTGATAGCGCAACAGTTGGAGGCGGGAGATGTAATACTGCTTCAGAGGCTTGTTCAATAGTTGGAGGGGGTTTTTGTAATATTGCTTCAGGATATACTTCAGCAATTGGAGGTGGTTTTTCTAATACTGCTTCAGGCACTTATTCAACAATAGGAGGAGGCTCTCTAAATATCACTTCTTGTAATTTGGCAACAGTCGGAGGTGGTAAATATAATACGGTTTCTAATTGTTTTGGTAATATTTCAGGCGGATTATGTAATACCGTTTCAGGTAAATATAGCAATGTGTCGGGAGGTGTTTGCAATACTGCTTCAGGGGTATATGCTTCGTCTGTTGGTGGCGGATTTTCAAATATTTCTTCTTGTTGGTACGCTAATGTTGGTGGGGGTTATCAGAATGAGGCGACCAACTTTAACTCCGTTGTAGGAGGTGGTGCTTTGAATTGTTCAAGAGGGAATAGCAGTACTGTTGCAGGAGGTTGTAATAATTTGGCGTGTTGTTTTTTTACAAGTATTGGAGGCGGTAGGGCAAATACCGCATCACAAAATAACGCTACAATAGGAGGAGGTCAATGCAATACTGCTTCGGCTTTATGTTCGACTGTTGGCGGTGGTAGTACAAATATCGCTTCGGGTAATTGCTCGGTAGTTGGAGGAGGTCAATGCAATAGTGCTTCGGGTGTTTGTTCATCTATTTTAGGCGGTTGCGGAAATACGGCTTCATTTTTAGGCGCAGTAACCATAGGAGGTTCTGTCAACTGTTCATCAAACGAGCATAGTGTAATTGTTGGAGGGCAATGCAATTGCTCTTTAGGCAAATTTTCTTTCGTTGGAGGAGGTCTTCGTAATGTAGCGAGATGTTGTAATGCAACAATTGTGGGAGGTCAATACAATGACACCTGTACGTTTTGTAATGTTGTAATTGTAGGAAGCGATTTGTGTGCAACGCAAAATTGTACTGCTTTTATGAACTGCGCTTCTATTGCTAATTTAACGGTTGGGTGCGCAGTTGTTGTTGGTGCTAATAAAGTCCTTGTTAATGCTACGCCTAAAATTGGTAGTTTCTTCAGTACGGTAACTCAATGCGCTACAACTATTAATACTCCAAAAGCAATGACTTTAAGTAATACTGATGCTATTACTTCGGGCGTTAGTATAGTTTCAAACTCTCAAATTACAGTTGACACGGCAGGTATTTATAATTTACAATTTTCCGCTCAAGTAGATAGAGTAAGCACTTCGGGAGTTGACTTAATAGAAATTTGGTTTAGAAAGCAAGGAGTAGATATACCTAATTCAACTACTAAAGTAACTGTGTCGGGAAGTGCTAATCAAGCAAAAGTGGTTGCGAGTTGGAATTTTTATTTGTCATTAACGGCGGGGCAATATGTGGAATTAATGTATTCTGTGACTGACTTGAACGTTCAACTTGTTGCGGAGGCGGAGAATTTAGTTGTCCCCTATCCTGCAACACCGTCTTTAATAGTGACAATTCAAAAAATAAATTAAATTTAAAAAAAATGAGTTTAACTAAATCACAATCTCAAAATATAACTTCTCCTGACGGTAATTCTTTAGCGGTCTTTATTGACGGCGTTACAGGGATTATTACCTTAAAGGACGTTAACGGGAAAACCGAACCTTTATCAAACTATGTTTGCGGAGGCGGTGGCGGAGGGACAAGTCCTTTTGAATATAACGCAAACGCAACGGGTATTCAGCCCGTGTTAGGAACAAATGATGCGAGTGGAGATTACGCCGTAATAGGTGGGGGTCAAAATAATACTGCTTCTTGTAATTGTTCATTTATTGGAGGAGGGGAATATAATAATGTTTCTGAACAATTATCAACAATAGGGGGTGGTACTAATAACACGGCATCAGGCAATTCAGCCATAATTGGAGGAGGGCGTTATAACACCACTTCTGATTACGCAACTACTGTTGGTGGAGGTATATATAATACTGCTTCAAGTTATTACGCAACCGTTGGAGGTGGTAGATGTAACATTGCTTCAAACGAAAGGGCAACTATTGGAGGCGGGGATAATAATATATCTTCGGGTTACAGGTCAACAGTAGGGGGTGGTTATGAAAATATCGCTTCTTGCAATGAAGCAACAGTTGCGGGTGGTCGTAGCAATAATGCTTGTCATAGTTATACAACAATTGGTGGTGGAGCGAATAATACTGCTTCTTGCAATTTTTCAACAATTTCGGGTGGTCAATGCAATACCGCATCTAATATTTGCACTTTTATAGGAGGCGGATTTTGTAATACTGCTTCGGGTCAATTCTCAAAAATTGGAGCAGGTAGTTGTAATAATGCCTCTTGTTATCACTCAATAATTGTAGCAGGTTGTGGAAATTCCGCTTCACAGGCTTTCTCATTTGTAGGAGGTGGTAAATGCAATAATGCTTCAGGCGACTATGGAATAATAGTAGGTGGTCGTGGCAATACCGCTTCAAATTATTACGCAACGGTTGGTGGCGGTTATTGTAATACTGCTTCGGGTTGTTATGCAACCGTTGGAGGTGGTCGTTGTAATATTGCTTCGGGCGAATATAGTGCGACAATAAGTGGGGGTCAAAAAAATACTGCTTCCTGTAATTACGCAACAATTGGAGGTGGTTATCGTAATACGGCTTCTGCTTCTTACACAACGATTGGGGGCGGATATTGCAACACAGTATCAGGACGTCGTTCTACAATTAGTGGTGGTGCGTTTAGTAATGTTTCAGGGTGTTACGCAACAATAAATGGAGGTTTTGGAAATTTAAACAAATCTAATCTTGGTTTTATTGGTGGCGGTAGTGTAAATGCAAATTCGTCCACGCCTATTTTTTCCCCTTGTTGCGTAAATAGTAATTGCTTTATATTGGTTGGCAACCAAACTGCAAACTTTGCAATCGGAAATAAAATCGTTGCATCTAATTACAATAATGACACTTGTGAATTTAATAACTATGTAGGGGAAGTAGATAATGTTGTTTTTTCGGGTGGTAACACTACTTTACAATTAAGCACAGAGTTTATTTGTAATAATCAAATACCAAAATTAATAAACATAACAACCGCACAAGCGGGGTGCGTGTCATCAACAATAGGTGGTGGTTTTGCTAACAGAACTAACGGTTCTTTTGCGACAATTGGAGGCGGTAAGGAGAATATTGCATCTTGTTCGTATGCAACCGTTGGAGGAGGTCAAAATAATACTGCATCGGGTCTTTGCTCAACGGTTGGTGGCGGATTTTGTAACACGGCATCGGGTGTTTGCGCAACAATAAGCGGAGGTCAATGCAATATTGCTTGTGGAGAACTCCCTACTATTTCAGGTGGTAGGGA